ACCACATCATAAGCCACATAAGCCGCAACATTAGCCGCACGAGCCGCCTTATAAGCCGCATCATAAACCACATCATAAGCCACATAAGCCGCAACATTAGCCGCACGAGCCGCCTCACGAGCCGTCTTTCTATTAGCTTCGCAATCATCGGTAATAACAAGTTTAGCGGCGGCGATAGCAAGTCGCGGGCGGTTATCGTTAGGATATTCGTTTTCAAAAATAGGTAATACAAGTTCGGCGACATAGACAACATATTTAATGCGGTTTATACGCTTAAGCGAATGTGCAATAAACCAATTAGCGTAATCGAAGTGTCCGAGTTCGACGGCTTTACGAATGGCGTCGGAGCGTTCGAGCTCATTAAGTTTATTTTCTCTAAAAAACTTAACGCAGTCTTCATAAGCGTCAATAGATTTTAATAGTTTAATAGTTATTTTCATTTTAAGCCTCCAAAAGTTCAGGATTCTGAAAACAATTGCCGATGACTTCTAAATTTTTACAATAATCGGCATCTGGCGCGCAATCAATGCCAGCATATAAAAGTATACTTTGATAACATATTAAGTTATTTCCTATGACTTTTAGATAAAATACACCTTTAGAAAAAGGTACTTTGCAGTTTTGATAATAAAATTCATCACGTATATTTGAATACATCTTGACGTTAATTATATCGCCGCCCTTACTCATTTTACCATCAACTTCAAAAGAACCGAAAATAGGAACGCCATTTTTGTCGTAAAGTCCGGTAAACATTGCAAGGGATTCGGTAATAACTTCGTAGGTGTCAATAAAATAACCGCCAAAGATATTAGAGAAATATCCTATACAGGTCCTATCTGCGTGCATATCTTTACCTCTAAACATACCAATTTGTAATTTATCCATTATTTGTCTCCAAATTTATTTCTTTTATAAATCCAAGTTCAATTAATAGTATTAAGTCTTCTTTCTGAAAAGTCATAGTTAAGTCATTGCTTCTATCGTAAACTTGATATTGACGTGGTATTTGCTTAACTTTCTGACCTTTTAAAGAACCCTTATCTACTATATAATTTGTAGATTCGATTCTCATTATTTTTCTCCTTATAAAAAAGCCCTAAGAATTGCAACGTACAAACTACGCCCGAACTTCACAGTTTCGGATTCTTAGAGCTTAAAATTATTCGTTTGTTTTTGCATTACAAAAATAATAAATTATTTTGAATAATGCAAATTTATTTTTAAATTAATTTGAATTATTTTTGACTATAAAAATCAATTATAAAAATAAGTTTTTCCATTAAAATAGTATTACTGGTTATTGAAAGGAATGTACCATCAGTTTCAAAAAAATGACCATCTAATCCTGCTTTATATCTTGAATCCCGCCAATTAAAATAAATACAATCATTTTCTGATAAATCAAAATTTATTATTTGCTCAGAATAAGGTATTGATTTTATTATCGCTTCTAATAATTTTTCTTTTGTTTCAAACATTTTCTTTTTCCTTAAATCGTTTAATTAAATGTTCTTTTAAATCATTACAAAAAAAGTTTATTGCATTTTCTTTATTTTCAAAAGTTAAAGACCGCTCTGCAAAATATATTCCAAAAAAAGTAGTGTATAATGCTCCTATTGATTGATTAACAAAATCAATACTCATATTTGAAATTTTAACATCTATATTCTCATTCTCTTTAACTTTAATAATAATTGTATTTTTATGCCTATCCAAAAACCAATTGCGAAAATCTTTATTAAAGAATATGTATAATAACCATATAAATAACACTATAACATTGACTATTATATCGCTTTTTGCAATTGGAACATTAGCGAATAATTGAATAGCTATTCCTAAAAATTCTATTAATTCATAGATTATAATAGACAATATTATTTGATATTTGATATTAGGATTCATTCTCTTTTTCCTCACTTTTATAGTGTTCAATAGTGGCTTTACACGACGCGTCAAAATAATGTTTGATAAAAGTTTCTTTGTCATCTTTTGTTTTTTTACTTGCTTTAAATAAAGTATCGAATAAAGTTAAATTTATCATCGCAATACTATGTAATAATTCTTCAATTTTTTCTAAATCGTTTTTACCATCAAAGTTAATAACAATATCGTTTCCTGTCGTTTCAATTTTCATTTTACTTTTCCTCATAATTATTAATGCACATAGCTAAGTCCAATTTACAATAGCGTTGCTTAGTTATTAACTCTGTTATTTGTATAAAAGATAATTTGTTTAATTTATCCAATACATTTTTATAAAAGATAATATGATTTTCAAGAACTTTATTTGTCTCTTGTAAAGCGTTATATTCTTCAATACAATTTTTCATATCGCTATCGCGAATTGCATTAAAATATTGATGATGACTTTCCATTGTGATATATTTGTTCGTATATTCCACCGAAATTTTATATGCTTCGTCTCTTTCTTTTTTAAGATTTTCTAAATTATCAATTTCTTCGCTTGTTAAAGAACTTAATTTTTTAAAATCTTTTTCTTTTTGAAGTAATCTTTGATATTCTTCAATTGACAATTGTACGTAATTGACGTCATTCATATTGTTTTCCTTTAACATAATTAATTAATTTAACACACATTGCCGCTAATTGAGTGGCTTCCAAAATTATTCTTTCTCTTTTATCTGATTCGATTTGATTCTGCAATTTAACGTCCATAAGGCTTTTTTCAAGATTATCATAGCCACTGTCTAATTCATTTCTTACTTCTAAATATTCTTCACGCGTTATAAAACCTCCATCGAATAATGATTTAAAATTGCCGTGAATTTGATTACTTCTTAAAACTTCATTGTCAATTGATTCCAATATTTCTTTATTTACCAAAGGTTTAAATCCTAAGATATTCATACACTCTTGTATTTTATCTTTGAATTTTCCGTTCATTTCAATCATATTTTTAGCTTGTTGAATCCCGTGCATTACTGTTGTATGGTCGGTTCTTTTTACGGCTCCGCCAATATCGCGTAATGTAAAATTTGAAAAATTGTAAGCTAAATAATAATATGCGAATCGCGGATAAGAATAATCATTTGCCTTGCAACGGTCGCTTAGTTGATCAATTGGTATTTCAAAGACTTTTGCAACTATCTGTTTTATTTTTCCTAACATTTTAATTCCAATAGTTAATTTTTAAATTTAATCTTTTCTGTAGTGTAATTTTAAATTCATGCGGAGCTAATCGTATGTCGCTATATTTTTGGAGTTGTTCGCAATAACCTTTTGAATTGATAAAACTTGATATATACTTTATATCTGTTTGTTCTTTCTTGATTATTTTATCAACCCTCTCATTATGATTATCGTTATATTCTTTTTTCTTATTTTTTCTAAAACGTAGTTTTTCGTCTGAACGCCGCTTATATTCTCTATTGATTTCATTAATTTTCAGATTCGCTATTTGACAATATTCTTTAAAATTGTCATCAAAGTCAAAACATTGCCAAAATAAAACGCCGTCTAAAACCATTGTATTTTTGAACTCTGAAAATATTTTTGCTAATTTTATAATCCCTATTGATTTATTAATTTCATTGTCAATAATATTAATTATATAATCTGCGGAATAGTAATAATTACCGTCAATATAAAATTTAGTTTGTTCAAAAGCCGCTAAAGCTCTATCTGAATCTGAATATCTTATATTGATATAATTACTGTGCTCATACATTTGGATTTTATTCAATTTCAATTTAATAAGAATTATATCAATTACATAGCGACCTTTATTTAAAAAAGAAATGGAACGGAAAACCTTACTTCTTAAAATGTGCATTCTAATTCCTTTGTAATTTTAATAATTTCGTCGAGCGTGGATACCTTATAATGTTTAACGTTGTAATGTTCCAATAAATTAAAGAATGTTTTTTGACTTTCTGATAGTTCTTGTTTGTCATCTTTTTTGCATTCAATAAAAGCAAATAAATTTCCTTTGCAAATGAACAAATCTGAAATACCTTTACTTGCTTTTAAATTCTCAATAATATAAAATCTTATATAACTTTTTTCTGTTTTTTGCGCTCCGCTATTAAATCTAATTACTATCCACTTATTTAGAAGTAAATATTTTATAATAGCGGATTGAATTTTATGCTCAATAGTTTTATACCTTTGTGGTATTTTCGGTAATATCATTAGTCTTCCGTTTATAATTTTTACGTTTCCAACCTTTCGCAATAAGAATCTTTCTTGTTTCTATTGATTTTTTCACAAAACATTTTTTGCATAATTTACCATTAATCCAACCGCGCGAATAATACCAGTTTTCTTTATCGCATTTTTTGTATTCTCCGCAGACTTTACAAGGTTTTTCCCATTCTCCATTGACGAGTCTGCAACCACTGTGCAACCGTTTATGTTCAAATGGCGTGACAAGTTGCAAATTAGAAATATGATTGTTTGTTTTGTCAAAATCTTTATGATGTATTTGCATACCAAATGGAATTTTTCCATAATTTGTCTCCCAAACAATAGAATGTTCAAATCGAAGTTTACCTTCGCTATCTTTGGCGAATCTAAAATATCCATTTTTTGTTTTTTTGTGTTCCATCTTTTTTCCTTTTGAAAATGTTTCTGCGTACAATATACAAAAAAAAATTGATAATATCAAATCATTTTCTTTTATTTACTCTGTAATTACTCAAAAAATTTCGCCATTATAAATTTTAGCTGGCATTATTTGCCTCCGACTAATTTATTAATTAAAGTGCGATTTTCGCAATTAATCGAATCAAGATACATCATTTGACGTGAGTGCGTATTTATTTGACTTTGCAAATTGTTAATACGATTTTCCAATAAAATTAAAGCAACGCTAACAAAAATTATCCAAATTAAACTACTAATAGCATTCATTAATTTTTTATTTATTTCTCTCATTTTTCTTTCCTTAGAATCGGACTTCGCCTTTTTTTTAAAGAGTCCAATTTGAATTGTTTAATAACTGAATTTATTGCGTGAGTTTCACAAGTGTATATATCCGGCGCGTCATTAAGTTTGATTCCGACTAATTCGACAAATAAATCCATATTTGTATTAGCAATAGCAAATTGTTCTTTTGTCAATTCTTGCATAGTAAAGTCCTTAAGATAAAATCTATTAATTTAAAAAATAGATATAGAAGGCAAAAAGCGGTTATGAAAAATCCGCCCGCCGTTAGAATAGACGGGCTTTTTCTCATTCAGATTCCATACTATTTTGCGATTTTATAAAATCAAATAAAATACATTTGCTATTTCTAATATCGTTTCTTAATGATTTTATTTGACAGTCAGCCCAATGTTGACAATAATTTTTACTCGTTATTTTTTTTAAAATGTCATTACGTACTTCTATAGCTATTTCTTTTTTATATTCGCCAAATATTATTGGAGCGTTATTCATATTTGTTTTTAATCTGAATAAATATAAAATTTCTTCTTCACCAATTAGCTCAAAATGGTCATTATCAACCGCCTTCCATTTTGTTTTTAATTCTTCAATATCGGTAATAGAGCACGTAATTATATTTTCTAAAGCTATTTCTTTATTTCCTGCTAATATTTTTATCATAAAAATTCTCCATTATTTCTGATTTATAAAAAGGGCATCGACTTGGCATAAGCTCCGATTCGATAAATAATTCAGGATATTTTTTTAATAATCCTTTCTTTTCTGCTAAATATGTGTGTATATGCTTTTGCTCACATTTGCAGAAATATTTATTTGTAAAGCTATAATCCCCGTCTTCATTCGGACGTTTTAATTTATATAGATGATCTTTTATTTCTAAATGTTTACATTTACCACCGCTCCATAAACATATTGGCTGATTTTTTGGATTCATACTACAGAAATTTTCATGCCAAATCATAGCGTGCTTTCTTATTAGTTTTTTATGACAAAAACTACAAATGTAAAGCGTTATATTTTCTCTGATTTCCATTATTCAAATTCCTAAAATGGTACATCGTCTGAATTGTCAATATCGCTCATAGAATCTGTAAAAGTCTTTGGAGCGGGAGCCGAACGTCTGCGATTACCAATGGGTGGTAAATCGTTAGAATTATCAGGCATTGATTCATTTTCAAAGGAAGTTTCAGATTGATTTTTGTCGCCTAACATAACCAACTGATTCATTATGATTTCTGTAAAATACTTTTTTTCGCCGTCTTTTTCATAAGTATTTGTCTTTAACTTACCTTCTAAATAAATCAAATTACCTTTTTTAAGGTATTTTTCGGCAATATCAGCAAGTTTGTCGAAACAACAAATATTATGCCATTCCGTAGATTCTTGTTTCTGACCGTTTTTATCAGTATAAGATTCGCCAGTTGCAAGCGAAAATTTGCAAACTTGCATTCCACCTTGAGAAACTTTAATTTCGGGGTCTTTTCCTAAACGACCGACTAAGGTTACTTTATTTATTGAACGTGACATTTTTTAATTATCCTTTTTTAGTTGTTTAAATGATTTTTATGAATTTAATATCGCTTGGAATATATTGTAAGCGATTTGAGGTACAATAGCGTTGCCTAAAGCCTTTATTCGCTTATTTCTGTCCAATTGTCTGGGTATCCCATAATCCACTCCACAAAGCGCGGTTGCAACTTCAAACCAGTCGCCGCTTGCACTACCTCCCCAAAATTGCTTTTCCCTCTGTCGTTCATTGTATCTTTGTAAGCAAATGCTCTCGGCGTCGGCAATATCGATATCTCCGTCGCTAATCCGTTGCCGGAATATTTGCTCAAACCTTTTCGATTGTGATTCCTGCGAACCGTTGGAGTTGGCAACAATCCACAATCTATTGCGTTTATGCGGGGCATCGACGGCGAGAGCTGGAATAATAAACGTCTGGACTTCGTAATCTTGATTTTCCAAGTCAGCGAGAATTGACTCGAAAACCATTCCGTTTTCGATAGTAAGCAAGCCCGGAACGTTTTCAGCGACAACCCATTTTGGCTTGACTTCGGCAATAACTCTAAGCATTTCTTCCCAGAGATAGCGGTCATCTTCTTTGCCTTTTCTATTCCCTGCGACGGAGAAAGGCTGGCAAGGTCATCACGGGAACCCGCCAGAAAGAACGTCAATTCTTCCTGTCCGCGGGCTCCCTTTATCACCTTTTTCATTATAATTATCCTTATCGTTAATAGCCTTATTATTTATATGCCATTCGTAATGGCAGTGTTGGCATAACCAAATTACGTCTAATGGCTTATCATAGTCAGAATGGTGTGCTTGGATGCCATTCCTACCATCTGAAAATGTATTTTTATTTCCGCATACACTACAAATTGTGGGGCGTTCTAATATACATTTTTTTATGGCTTTTTCTACAATATGTTGTACCCTTTTCTTCTTATCGTTAGAAGAATTGTCTCTAAAAAAATGGTTGTCATTCTCAAATTGTAAATTACTTCTAAAAATACAACCACGGCGTTTTAATATCTTGTGCATGGCTTGTCTTGTTATACCAAAAAAATTAGCTATTTCTTCGATAGAAAGTCCTTGCGTATATAAATTAACACAATCATCATATTTAGCCAAACGTTTCGCTCCCATAAAAACATCCCCATTTTCTATTATTTGTAAAAGGTTGTCATCTATGTCAGCATAAACGTTTTTAACGTCGCGATATTTTATAACATTTGGAAAATTCTTCTTTAATATTTTTTGACAAAAATCATCAATTTCAATTTGAAAAACATTTTCAAAACCTACCATTTGAGCGGCTAAATCAAAACCGCCAATACCGGAAAATAAAGAAGCGTGTTTCATAGTTTAAATCGCTTTTAAGCGTTTTTAATTATTAATTGGTAAAATCCTTAGAATAAGCAATAAAATCTTTACTACCAGCCTTAAAAGGCTTATTCAAGTCCTACTATCATAACTTCGCATTGTAATTTTTCTTTTAAATCGTAAATTTGTTGGCGAGTAATATCATCTTTAAAAATCCAATGGTAATTATTTTTAGTTTTAAAAATTACACGTGGAATATGATTAACTGATTCGCCTTCTTTTTCAAGTAATTTTAAATAATCTGAATGATTTTTTAATTTAGGTATTTCTAAACTATAAAAATCTGCAAAAGTGAATTTTTCATAATGTTGTTTTTTGAGGAATTTTCTCAAATGTTGAAAGAAATAGTCGGAACTCCATCCGTTATTCAATGCTTCTTTAAATATCATTTCTAAAAGTGGTAATTTTAAAGTATCCTTTTTAAAAAAATCATTTGAAAAATTACTTGAAATAATATTAACGAATTTATAGAAGTCCCCGTGTTTATCTTTTAAGTCAGGATTTAAAGAATTGCCAATATTAACTATTGCAGTACGCTTCCCCTGACCGTTCAATGTCGCTAATTGTGAGTTCAAGTCCTTTTTGATAATTAGATTTGTGGACATTCTTAAAATCTTTTTTGTTAATAAATGCTTTATATTTATTTAGATAGGAACGAATCCAAGTCGGCGAAATATTGTCGTAAAGAAAATTGTCTTTAACTTTCATACAATTAGCAAATAGATTTGTAAAGTCTAAAATAGTTTCTGCGCTTTTCTTTTCAGGATTCTTAGATTTATATTGAGCTAATAAAGTTCCGATTGATTTTCGCTCTTTACCTCTATCGATAATTACGAACTCCATTTCTCGAGCTTTTTCGTATTCTTTACAAAAAATTTCTAAAATTGAATCAATAAAATCCACTGCGCTTTTTTGCGCAGGGTTCTTATTCTTTTCTTTTATTTCTTTATTCTTATAAGAATTATTATAGGGTAAACTTTCTTTACTATCCGAGTAAACTTTCTTTACTATTCCGAGTAAACTTTCTTTACTATCCGTATTGATTTCGGACGGTGGGTATGAACTTTGTTCATAACGACTGCAAGTTTGATTTACAGGTAGTAAACTTTCTTTACTATCCGTAAAATTATCATCTGAATAAGAAGCGATATTCCATTTCGGAGTAGTTTTAAGACATTTTGTTTCGTCATGACGCATTAAAAGACCTTTTTCTATTAATGTATTTATCATAACAAAAATAGCTTGTCTTGAAACGTCTAATTGCTCTGCTAAGTAATCTTTTGAACAATAGCACCACCCTTCGTTTTTACTCAAATGGTTAATTATATCCAAAAGTACATATTGATTCAAGGTAATGCCTAAGCGTTGTTTAACGCTAAAATGGATGGTGGCATATTTAACATTTTGCATAATGGCTCCAAAAAATAAAAAATCCCTTGTTATTAACGTAGCTCTACGAAAAGCTTATAATTTGTAATCGCTTACAAATTAAAAATAACAAGGGATTTAGATTTTTATATATGTAATTTCGTAGATTACGTTATTGCAAATATACGAAATTAATCCCAAATAAAAAAATTATTCTCCATAAGGTCGGAAAATTCTTTTTCCGTTCTTATCTGATTTGTAAGTACATAGTAAATTACCATCGTATCTAATAGCTTTGGCGTCTTGCATAAATTTAGCAACTTCAACTTGTAATTTTTCAATAGAATTTTTATTTTCTTTCATATCGTATTTTAATTTCTTAATTTTTTGTACAGTTTCAAAAGTACTAAAATCGGCGTCAAGTGCTTTATCTTTTGTACTTTTTGGAAATAGAAATTGAATATCCGATATTGTTTGTGGCGGTGGCGGCGTCTTAGTTAATACGAATTTGTTCCAAAAAGTAGTCGCAATTTCGACTAATCCGGCGAATAAATCAGAATCAAAGTCAAAATCATACTGCTCATACTCTAAAGCCGCGCGTAAAACTCTCAATTCGTTATAATCGCGAATGTTTAAATCGACAAAAATATCATTATTAAATGTATAAGGCATTTTTGCATAAGCAATTATAAGCTTTGGACGTCCCGTAATTCCACAATAATATTGACCTTGAATAAAATGTTTCTTTAAATATCCTTCAAAACGCTTTTGAGTTGTTTTACATTCTAAAACTGTGTCCGAACCTTTGAAATAATCAATACTGGCGCCACAAATAGGATTAGATTCTAAATGATAAATATCATCTAATGGTTTATAAACTAAATTTTCGTAGTCAGGATATTTTTTATTTAAAAATCCTATTTCGTTATTGTCGGCATACCATTCCCCAACAAAAGGCTCTAAAATATTGCCACGCTCCGTAACGTTATTCCCGTCATCTGGCAATTGATAAACTTTTGATTTCCAAACGTCTAATGGAGTTCGTTTGTCATCTAATCCAATAATTGCCGCCATATCAGAGCCGCCTAAAGATTTTGCTCTTTCAATTAACCATTTCTCGCGTTCTTCTTTAGTCATTGGATTTCCATTTAGTTATAAATTTGTCAAGTTCTTTTATAGTTTTAAATGATTTACTATCATCTTTTGATTCGTCAAGACCGCCGATTAAAACTTCAAAAGAATCAATATCGGCGTCTTTAAAAATATTAAGAAATTTTTCAGGTTCGCCAATTTTATAACAATCGTCTTTTTTGTCATACTCCAAATTATACTTTAAACAAAGTTCTATAAGATCCATTTCCTTTGTTTCTTTCTTAACCTCTTTTTTGACGTCATTGGTGGGCGGAGTGAGTTCTTTCACCTTTTCCTCTACAATTTCATAGGGGGCGGGTTCCGATTCGCTGTAAGCCTTATTTGCGGTATTGATGGCGGCTAATAATTCATTAGTTTTCGGAGATTCTACTTTCTTTTGCTCTTTTACTTCGTCATCAAGTTCCTCAATTTCAAAATCAGCATAAATATTAGTCATTAAGACGTCGGGACATCTATGACGAATGCCGGCAATTAAACATCTTAAAAAAAGCATATTGCGAAGTTGTTTACGATAATTATCTCTTCCGATAAGTCCCATATTTTTAGCGTCTTCAACTGTGTAAATTTCTTTTCCTAAGGATTTTGCCGGATTTAATTGGAAAAATTCAATTATACATTTTTCATCAGTTGTTTCTATAATTGAATAATCGTATTTACCGCCACGTTTAAGAAGACCTCCGGCGGTTACGGGCTTGATTGTCACTTTGCCAGATACAATTTCAATGCCGCTCATTGATTGAAAAGGCTCTAATCCGAGCTCTTTTCCGGCTTGTATCTTTACAAAAGCCTGCGCTTTGCTTTTAGCGTCTGTAAAAAGTCCACTTTCAAAGAAATAAGTAGAAATTTCTTTATTTTCTTGAAACGTCGTTAATTGATTTTCCATTATTTACCTCTTTTGTATTGGAATATTTTTTCCATTAGTGGATATTCTTTAATTAAAGCGATTTTAACAAAATCCGTTATTGTCATATCATTTTCATAGCAATATTTTTCAATTTCAATCTTATCAAGTTTACGAATTGATATTGCCAAAGGAGCTGTAATTTTCGGCTTTTTCACATTTGGCAATTTGAATCTTTTATTTGATTCTAAATTAGCTTTTTTTTTCATTTTAATTCCTTTTGTTTATTTAAACTCTATTAAAATAGTTTTTTTATCATTGTTAATTTTTATATCCGTATCGGTTAAATTGTCTATTTCTTTTAATTGTATAATTACTTCGTAAGTATTGCATTCCAAAGGTAAATTATCTAATTTTTGGAATAAATCTATTAATGGCAAATTATCAATAGTATTATAAATTTCGACTATTGTTGAATTTTTTAATTTGTAAACAAATTTTTTTGTAGTCATTGTCTTAATTCCTTTTATCGGTTAAATAAACGTTCGCGCGATTTTCAATTAATAATAATTCGTAAGTTTCAACGCCAACGGCTGTACATTTTGGACACTCTGTTTCAATTTCTAAGATATTCGTTCGTATATGATTTTTTAGATGCGTCATTTCGCTACCGCAATGCGGGCATATCCCTTGAAGTTTGTTTGTTTTTATGTTTACTGACATTTTATAATTCGAAAATTGAATTAGCGGAAATAGAATTATTCTTGAAATATCGACTGAACTCTTCTTTATAAATTCTAACAGAAATAGCGTACCTACTATCTAAATTATTCAAGCCTTTATATTTTTTTTGCATATAATCTATAAATTCATAAATCTTATCGCCACTTGCAGAACCAATTATATAAGCAAAAGGTGGTTTTCGTTCGTTTTCGTCTAATAAATCTAAAGAATTATTGACAGGATTATAACCTATGATTTCAATTTTATCAATAATATACCCCCAAACTGTCTGTTTCTTAAAAATTCCATCTATTTCCATTTCTTTATATGAAAATGTACGAATAAAGCCGTTATCTTTTAACGCCTGTCCTAATTTTTTAGTTCCGATGTTGTAATTAGCGGCGTATTGCATTAAATAATTTCTGATTTCCGTAGATGTTTTTACTGTATGGCAAGGGTCGTTCTTTTTACTTGCTTTAAGATAAGTACTAATTAATTTATTCTCAAATGAATCCATATTCAATTCTCACAATTAAAATTAAAAAATTGGCGTTCCCAAATATTTATATTAAAATCAATATCAATACTACGTAAATAAAAACCATCTGCAAAATGTTTTTGGAACTCTTTTTCAGTTAAATAGGCGCTTTTATTCAATAAAAATTGATTCCAACAATACGCAATAGTATTTCTTAAATTTATACTATTCCTATTTCTTTTAAAATGTAAATAATCAAATAATTCTCTTTCTGGCGAATTTTTGCGTCCTTCACCTAAGGACACTGATTTCCAAAATTCTACGGCATTATCTAAATTAAATCTAAACATTAATAAAGCTATTGCTAAAATCATACCATTTTTATAAAATTTTAAAAGATCGTTTGCAATAGAATCTTTAAAAAGTTTATATTCGTTTTCAAAATCTTTAAGAACGATTAATTTTTCGGATTCCGTATATTTAGTTGAATTGCCTCCAATAGTAAGGCGTGAACCTATATGGTTAATTGCCGATAATAGTTGGGCTGTTTCAGTTTTATTTAAACCCATTTGCTCATCAATATTAAGTATTTCTATTGAGTCTCGCGTTGTTCGTTTAAGATTTTTATCAATTCTCGCGAATAATTCCTTAACACGTTGTTCGTTTTCAACTAAAAATGAACTTACTGGCAAATTAACAGTTTCACCACTTTTAACAATAGCTAATAATGTGTGGCGTCCATTAATATTGTAATAAGTCTTTGTATCGGCTGTAGTTGCAAAAGTAATAGTCGCTACAGCTTCAAATCTGTCTGCTAACATTTCCTTTGCAAGATAATCGACCCACCAACTACGAGTATTCCTTTGATTATCAAAATTGCAATTTGCGAGCCACTTTGAAGCCATTTCAGGCGTCACATCAAAGAATTTTATTGATTGTTCTAAATATTCCATAATGCCTCTAATTTTTACCGGAGTAAAATTTTTCCGGCTCTAAAATATGATTTAATTCGTTAATTTTAATTTGCTCATTTAATAATTGAGCTCTAATTTTACTTTCTTGTGCAAGTTTTATTTCGGTTTGAATAAAACTTTGTATTAATCGTTCGTTATTTGTCATTATGAACCTCTCATAACATAAATTACGTAAGCGACGGCTAAAAATAGGCTAATGAACAAAAGGAATATATTGCCTAATATCTTTTTTTCTTGATTATCCATTGAAAGTACCTTTTTCTAATAATTGTTTAATTTCTTTTTTAGCTAAAATCGTAGCGTCTAAACGTAAATTAAGGATAGTTATATTTTCGGTATTGCAAAGTTTATCAATTTCGGTATTAGTAAAGTCATTTTCAATAAGTAATTGTATTTGTAAATTTGTCAATATTGGAAATTTTGATTTTATTATTTCCGGCGTATATTTTTCGATTATTTTTGGAGTTGGAATCGAGCGGCGATATTTAATTTGATTAGTCATTTTTTTGAATCCTCATATAAAGCTTCTTTTTCTAATTCTTTAATTCGCCGAATAAAATATTCTTGATTATTTTGCATAAAATATAAATCGAGGTCAAATCCTATGCCACTATATTTATGATGTTCTTGTAAATAATCAATTACTGAATCTGCAATACTAATTTTCCAACTAATAATTTCAGATTTTATTTTTTTATTCATTATAACTTTCCTTTATTTGCCACTAATATATCAAAAAATTCGTTAAGTTCAGGAACGCCTTGTTTTTCTTTCTCTTTATTCATAACTTCTTTCAATTCGTTTTCATATGATTCACGCATAATCGTAAAATGATCGACGTTTAAACTTGTGTATCCACAAGCGATATTAAAACGAATAACGCCATTTTCAGCTTCTAAAAGTGCATTAATTTTTTCACGCAATGTAATGATTGATTCTTTCATTTTTAATCCCAAATTTTGTTTTCTAAATTAGTTAAAACTGTGTCAGGAATTTCTGACACTTTAATTTCGGTTCCATTCAAAATAACTTCTAAAATTTCGTAATCGACTTCAAATTCTGCGGGCTGATAGTAAGTTTTCGGATATGTTTGCTCTGTCGTAAGTTCGGTTTCAATTTCATAAGTGTCATCGTCTTGATAGATAGTGAAAGTCTTTATTTCGGTTGTTATTGCCATTGCGAAGCCCAAATTCGTTTTTTAATTATATGCTTTAAATAATCGCGTTTGTGCATTTGATATTTTTTCAAATGATCAGAATTTACTTTTGAATTATTAAAAGAAAAATTCAAAAGTCTATCAAGTAATGTTAAATGTGCCATTTTAAGCTCCAATAAAAAAAAGTTAATAATTAGTCGCTAATTCGAGGCTCGAACTCGTTAATAATCAAATTGCATTATTAAGCGCCCTTTAGCGGATTCAATTTTCAAAGTACGATTCAATTGCGTTTTTTCTTTCAATACAAACTTACGACAAATAAAATTAATTTCCAAATTTATTTTTAAATTAATTTAAAATAATTTAAAAAAAATAAAAATAAATAAGTTTTCAATTCCCGTCTCAATTTGTTAATACAAATATACGCAATTATTTAATACAATGCAAATAAAATTTCAATTATTTTTAATTTATTTTTAAAAATAGCAAATAATTCGCAAATAACTTTAAATAATAATTAATTAAATTTGAATAAAAATTTAAAAAGAGGTCTTAAATGAAATGGTTAATTATTGTTATTGCCTTGCTATTCACGGCTTGCCAAACTCCTAAATATCAATTAACGTCTAATTGCGAAATTCCAAAAGAGACATTTTTTGAGAAAATATCCGGCGTACTAACCGAACGAAATTTTAACGTTGTTAGCGATATTTCTATCGGTCAGATTAAAGCTATTAAATTTGATGGATTCTATACTTATATTTGGAAAGTCCAATTTGTCGATAAAAAAATAATATGCTATTGCATCCAAAATAGCTCGATGGATTTTAGCAATAATTATATTAACGACAATAGTATTTCAAAAGAATATATAAATGTAAAAGAGTCATTAGAAAGTATTTGTAAAGATAAGATAATTATTAATGAGCTTAAAAGAGAATATAACGACTAATAAAAAAGCCCCTAATTTTGGGGCTTTTCTTTTTTAGATTTTAGAATATAAAATTCTATAATTTCGTAGGCATTTAAACCTTTTTCTCTTAATTCTTGATATTCTTGTTTAGGAATTTTTATATTATTCAAAATTATATGCGTAGGCGTTTCGCTTATTTCCAAAAGTTCTTTCATTTTAACTCCTAAGATTTTAAAATCTTATTAAATATATCAATAATTGCTTGTTTTTCTTTTTTCGTTTGTTCTATCTTTTTATCTATTTTTTCTAATTCTATTTTTAATAGATAATTTGCGACGTCTTTTAAGTCAGAATCTTTTACAATAAATACAAAATATGGAACGAAATGTTTATTGTTTATAACCTCATAACCAATTTTTGAAAAAAAATTGTCCGATTTAATATTCCAATCTATAATTAATTTGATAGATTGTTTTTTATTTTTAGAAAAAAAAGAAAAAGATTCAAGCATTTCTTTATTTTCTTTTAAAAACTCTACTAATTTGTTCATTATTTTGGTTCCTTTATTTTTTTTACTTTTAAACAATCGATACAACGGATAAATTCTATCCGACTATTTTCGGTAATCCATTTTAATTCTTTGTCAAATAAGAGGCATTTGTCTTTTATTGTACTACAAAAATAACAATTTTCAAATTCGTCTCCACAACGCTTTCTATTATAAGTTATTTCTCCCGTTTGTTTTAAATAAAATTCTATTTTTCGTTTCATTACTTTTTCCTTTTTTTAGTCAATAATTTAGTAACTGCCGATTCGTAATAAATAATATTACTTTTAATCCAAATATAATCAATGCCTTCAATTAATAAAGGTGGATAAGTGTAAACGACGTAATAGTCGTTTTTTAAAACTTTTTTCTGTGACCAAACTTTACCATAATTCGCTATCGACTGTCGGCTGAGCCCTACTTTTTTTGATAGTTCTTTTTGTGTGTATGTTGACATTTATTATTTTTGTAAATAGTTAATAACGTAATTTACGAATCCATTTCCAAATAGATAAGGGCGTCTAAAAAATAAGAAAAATAACTTAGTCATTGAGGCATTATTTAAAAGATTTATAGCAGTTTCAGCTTTTGTATCGAAATGTTCTAATCTTTCTAATTTTTCTTTTAAATTTGTTATTTGTTTTTCATAATCGTCTATTACTTTTGAAGTTGAATTTTTCATTACTTCGATTTTTGCAATATAATAATAAGCGGTTGCTTCTCTGATATTAGAAAATTCTGATGATTTTCTTTCTAAATATTCAATGCTATTTTTTAGTTCGTTTCTTTCTTTGATAATATTATCTATATTTTCAATATCATCGGCTGATAAAAGTTTCGTAGCTCTTGAATCTTTTTCTATCTTAATTAATTCGTGGTATCTATCTAAAGATAGTTGGACGTGTTCTGATGTTTCCATTATTTTGATTCCTCTATTAATTTAACAAATTCGTCACGGTATGCTAAGGCTTCTTCTTTGGTATCAAAAGATTCCGACATATAAAAGTCATCAATTGTACTGACCTTGACGTCAAAATGATAATATACTTCACTATCCAAATTATAAGCTTCAGCATGTCTCGCATAAACATCTGAAATCAATATTATAAAATTAGGATTTATAAAAATAAAATTATCCCGACCTATGATTTTAAACTTAACCATTACTAAACTCCTAAAATGTTGTAATTAATAATTACAAATATAAGTAAAAATTTAATACAATGCAAATAAATAATTAAAATAATTGATATTTTTTTCAATTATTTTTAAATTTTATTTGCTATTTAATATTTTATTGATTATTTTTGTGGCGCGTGTAAATATAAGAGCAGTTATATGCCGTAGAGAATGGGCTTTTCTATGGCATTTTTTATCTAAGCGTGTTAATTAGATATGTTTATTCATCATAATTTACCAATTCTTTTCTTATAACTTCCTTATTCTTTTCTATTATATTCTTACATTGCTTATAAAAAGCATAATTACCATAATTACTTTCAATCGTTTTCAATGCGTGAGAAACGTTTTGACGTTTCATTTGAAAACAGTTGCAAATTTCGTCTGTAAGAAATTTCGTATCAGTGTCATAAGTTAAGAATTGCATTAGCGTTCCACGTGCTATAACGTTTTCGGGCTTTTGTTTTTTTTCGCGTGCTATTTCTAACAACCGCTTTACGTCCATATTTGAACCTTTATAATAATTACATAAACAACACAGCACAAAACTACAAAATTAAATTGAATAAAAAAAACTTTTTATATCTTTTTTATTAAAATAAATAAAAAAGTGCTGTGTTTTTAATTAGTTTCTTTTAATTCAGAAACTGTAATATATTTACTTTCTAAATAGATAGATAAATTTTTAATTAATTCGCAAAAATCGTTACAAAATATATCTACAGAATTGGTAGATTCATTTGGCGAAGTATCTATAATTCGAGTTAATAAATATCCGGCTTCTTTTTTTTCAATTGTTATCATAAATATCCTTAAAAAGAAAGCCCTTTAATCGTTAAATTAAAGGGCTTATTAAAGTTAAATAGAACTTGCTAACGCCGTTTCCATAACAGCTATCGAACTTGTTCCGCCAACGGCGACGCCTATAAACGCCGCTATTGTATCCACTTTCAAAACTCCACCCTTACCGTCGTTTGCCGCAGTTCCTGCCGCTAATGCAAAATCATAATTTGTTATTGACGGCGCCGCTATTGTGCTTGTTCCCGGCGTTCCCTTTTTTAGGTAAATTGGGAATGTCCCCACATTCTGCAAGTATAGCGATTGTCTCGCGTTGTTCGATGATATTATCATCGTCGGAGTGATCGCGATTGATATAGGAGTAATCATAAGCACCTCCTATACTACTGCTGATGTGGACGTTGTAAAAAGGGGGCGTAAATGTTGCAAAATAGTACTTGTTTGTAAAGCATTATTAGCAATTAATTGATTCGTTTGATTCAAATCGCTAATAGAGTTTTTAGCGTCGTTCAATTGAGCTGTCAAATCGGCAATACGATTAGAAGTAATCAAATCTGTAATTGACTGTGTAGACGCATTAATTGCTTGTTTGATTTCGCAACAACAATTTGCTTGCTGAGCATTTTGAGCTTGCAAAGTCGCCTGAATAGCATTAAACGAATTTGCATTATCGCGTGAATTTTCGTTAAATGATTGTAAAGTCGTTGTATTCAATTGGTTAAACGAGTTCAATTGCTGTAAAGCGGCGTTGTAATTTTGAGCTGTAATAGTGCTTACGGCTCCATTTAAAGAACTCAAAGTTTGGAAATTATTTGACGCTTGACCTTGTAAAAGCTGACCTGTGCCCGTTAAATAAAGATTAGCATTATCTTTAATACCACCAAGAATACTAAGCAAACCACCATTCATAGTAGTTTCAATGCTTTCTAATTCATTTGAAAGACCTTGAGTAGTAATTTGTGAACTAAGACCGGTCACTTGATTTTGAATTGCCGTCAATGCTGGGCTCAAAGTAATATCAGTTGCAACGGCTGAACGCGCCGCGCCACCGTCCATACCATAACCACCACGTCCACCTATACCGCCGAAGAGACCTCCGCCAAGTAAAGCCCCGATTAATATTCCGCCAATTCCTGAACCACCTAAAAAACCATCGCTATTATTACTGCCGCCAGTTATAAGCGTTGGTACTGCCGATGTTGCCATACCGCTATACATAAAAGCCTCAATTATTTTTTCATTTTGCAAAATTGCAAATGCAAATTAAGGGTATTATTAAGGCTTTTATTTGTAAGATATTTACAACAAATTTGACAATCTTTTAAGAATTATTGGATAATAATTCTATAGCCATTTGCAGAGAAGCCATATTATTTTTTATATTTTCAAATTCTTTTGATTTTAAACGATATTCATTTGTCAAGTCAATTTGATTTAAAGGACGTCCAATACTTCTTTGCCAATTCATAAGATTACTTTCTCGCAAAGTTATATCCTCAACCGATAAATCAGAGGCATTAGGTACGCCAATTTTTTTACCTAAAAAATGTAAATCATATAACAATGACTTTTGGATATTAGGCATTTGCTCAATGGCTCCGTTCAAAACTTGCAAAGGAAAAGTAAAAGTATCATTTTTGGCTTTTTTTATTTCCGGAATATCTGGAATTGTAATTAAAGATTCGTCAATTGCCGGTGGCGTATTTGCACTGCTCATAGCGTTCACGCCTAAACTACTCGTTACCGGTTGTGCCGGTTGCATTACATTTATTCCTGTGTTCATTCGTATTTTATACAAATTAATGAATAATCTTTAAAACTTATTAAACCATTACTTCGGGCGTTTTCATTAAAAAATCGTGTTCGCTTTGGAGTTCGGCAATTTTTAAAGCCGACTTAGCTTTTTCGTCATCTATTAATTTAAGAATACCATCGGGAGTTTTTCTTAAAGCGACTTTCTTTTTACGCGCTAAATGTTTTGCCAACTGTCTCTCTTTTTTAGTTTTAATAAATTTCATAAGCTCTGTAAAAATCAAAGGAGCTACGTCCCACCCGCCAATTTCGCAACGATCAGGATTACAAATTGCGTCCGTAAAGTTTTCTTTACTTAGCCACATTTTTACGCCGGCGGCTTCTAAATACATAAAATCGTCATGGTCAATCTGACCGGCTATTTGTTGAAATTCCATATCTGAAAGTGCATAGACTTGACAATCCTTATCGTACATTTCGTAAGTATGTTCTTCATCTGATGCGCTTTTAATAGCTACGATATGGTCTTCGTCAATAATGCCTTGTTCCGTGTCTGATTCCCAAATTACTTTGCTCATTTTAAAATTTCCTTTTATAAAAAAAATCGAATGCAATTTATTCAATTTTTAATTATAGTTTTTTGAAAGAAATTTTCAATTTATTTTCAAATTATTGGAAAATTAATATAAAAAAAGGATACTCTAAAATAGAATATCCTTAAAATAGTTCGAACTATTTTTTATCGCGCTCTTAAATTTGTCTCATATTGATTCGCTTGTATTCCATATCTAAATTTTCCCATTGAAACATCGGCATAGGAATTTATAGAACGTACGGCATTTTCAACATTTTGAAGTTGTGTGAGCATTGCCGCATTAGCTCCGCCGGCTCCCATAGCTACTATTGTTTTTAATTGGGCGTCATCAAAAATCCATTCAGTTTTAGAACCGCCTGTGCCGTTGTCGCCAACTAATGCGAGTTGCGCCTCCGTGACTTTACCGCCTGTATTGAAAGCTAATAAATTAGAAAGTAAAGGATCGACAATAGCTTTAACTCCACCGTCAATAATTCCATAAATTAAAGGCATTGCTAAAAATCCAATAGGCGACGCCGTAATCGCGGCAATACTTTTTTCAGATAAAAATAATTGTAAAATAAAACCATCTAAATATTTTTCTAAAATTCCAACTAAGGCGCTTAAATAAGTACGCGCGCCGTCTTTCATTTCTTTTGTGTCACCAGTAAACATACCTGCAAAAATATCCGTTGCGGCTCCTTCAAACTTTGCTTTCATTGCTTGTATTTCGATGCCGTGCGTATCGATTGTTTTTTGCGCTGTCGTAAAAGTTGCGGCTGTAGTTTCTAATGCTTTTTTATCATCTGGCGAAAAATTATAAGGTCTTTCTGCGGCGTCCAATGCGGCGCGTGCGGCTGTAGCGGCGTCTATGCTTGCTTGCGAACCGTCAATTATTACTTGAGCGTTCGCGTCTTGATAAGATTTTTCAAGTGCTAAAAGTTGATCCATACTCGCTTTTGGAACTGTACTATCATATTTTTTAGCCAATAAATCTAATTCTAATTTTGCACTTGTTTCTTGAATAGTGGCTAATGATAAAGCCTTTTCTCTTTCAACTTCAATAGCATTTCCGGCGGCAATTTCGTCTAATGCTTTAATACGATTTGCTGATCGTTCGGCTTCGTCTTCTCTTTTTTTATCGTAATCTTGCTGAATTTTTAATTTTTGCGCCTGATAATCCGCCTCCTCTGGCGTTAATTCAGTATATTTACCAAATTGTTTATCTAATGAATCAATTGCCGCTTGTTCTTGTGCGTCATAACTCGCGGTGACTGCTTTTGTAGTGGCGTCTAATCTATCTTTTAATCCCTCTAAAAAAGCGGTATTAAAATCAGCAGAAAGTTGCGTTTCTAATTCATATCTTTGTGTCGTAATATCGATTTCTTTTTGAGAATCGGCTTGTAAAACTGTTAATTGCGCTTTATATTGTTTGTCTTTGGCGTCAATTATTGTTTTTAAACTATTAAAACTTTCTGTTTGCAACTCTTCATTATTCTTTTTTTCTGCGCTATTTATTATTGTATATTTTTGCGTAATTAAATTGGCGTCGATATTATTTAAAATACTTTCGCCAACAATATCATAAGTTTTTAAAGAATTATTCGCCGTATCTAATTGTGCTTGTAATTGTAATCTTTGTTGGTCGGTTAAAGATTTAATGGTTAGTTGTTCTTCAATTGCAATTTTATTTTGTTTCAATGCTAAAAGTTTGTCCCAACTTTGCTCCGTTGCATTCGCTTGTTCTAAATAAGCGTTCTTAATATCATTAATTGGTTGTACGGCTCCAACTACTCCTAATGCTGATATTTCTGCATTAGCTTTTTCTTGACTTGCTTTCAATTTTGCATTAGACGCGTCAAGTTTCTTTTGAATTTCGTCGCCAAGTCCTTGATAATAATCGACAATTTTAGAATAATCATCGTTCGGACGTATGCCTACGGAAATTTCCCATTCTATTTTAGTCTTTTCAAGTTCTTGTAATTTCTTTTCAGTTTCTTTATCGTCTATTCCAACTTTAATCATCATTTCCGCTAATTTACTTTTAGCGTCCATCTCTTTTGTCATTAATTCATTTAAAGTTTTTTCAGAATCGGCTTTTTCTTTTGCCGCTGTATCTGACCTTTCTTTTGCAGTCAATTTTTGACTTAATGCCGCGCCCGCTTTTACCGCGACATCTTCTTTAAATGCTTTATATTCTTTTTGAGCAACGTCATTTTTTTCTAATTCTATCAAATATTCATCATAAGCAGAAAGGGCGCGTCCCTCTTCTAATGCTTTTGATTTTAAAGCGAGTTCCGTTTGAGAAATTTGTAATTCGTATTTAGATTTATCGACTTCAAAAGCTTTTTTAGCTAATTCATAAGCGTCATCGCCAGCTTTTTTATTTTCTTTTTCATATCCAATTTTATCTTTTGCTATTTTTACAGCCTTATCATCTAATTTACTTTGAGCTACAGATTCTTTTCCAAGAGCTATTGTATTATTTAAAGTTTTTTGCTCTTCTGGAGATAATTGCTGATGTTTTAAAAGTTTCAATTCTAAACTGGCAATTACGTCTAATTCGGCTTTTAATTCTTCGTCTATCTTTTTTTTATGGTCTTCAAATTCTTTACCCTGTAATTGTAAGGTTTTAAGTTTAGTATCTTCAGATGCTAATGATTTTTTTTCTTCAGCTATCATAGCCTGAATTTCTGGCACGGTTTTATGATAGCGCAAAGCTAAGTCAGCGACTAATGTGGCTTCGTCTGCACTATCTTTTAATCCCGTCGTAATTTCATTTGCAAGTGCATTTTGTGCGTCTGCATTCGCTTTCTTTTTTGCGTCCGCCGTAGCTTTTGCTTGATTAATAATATTTTGTTTATCTTTTGCTGACAGAGTGCCGTCGCCATTAATTTTAGCGGCAAAAGCATAGTAAGCCTTATCTATTTCTTGACTATTTGTAGCGGCATTCAAAGCGCTTGAATAATTATTTACTAAGTCATCAGTAATACCAGATATTTTTTTGCCTAATGATACGCCAAAAACTTCAAAATAACCGCCAATGTTTTTCCAGAAACCGCCTAATCCATCGTAAATATCTTTTGACATTTGCTCAGCGGATGCTTCGACTGCTAATTTATCAATTTGTAAACCTATTTCAACTTTTTGGCGCCCTAAGTCCACCATGCCTTTTTGTAAATCAGAAATTTCACCTTTTGTACCATTTGCCGCGTCTTTTAAATTTGCTAATGTACCGGAAAAATCATCAACATTTTTAATTGCACCCGGATACGCCTCCATTAATTTAGTTATTAATACCGTGTTATTCTTAGCCGCCTCGCCTTCCGCCTCATATTGTGCAATTAAATCAAGTTTACTTTTTGCCGAATCTATTTGAGCTTTCTGCATTTCAATTTGTTTATCAATTAAAGAATCGTCTGCTTTTGCGTCTTCTAATTTAGCGGCGGCGGATTTATGAGTTGCTTCATATAATAAATACATAGCTCCCGCGAGTGCAATAACTGCGACAATGATAATTCCTATTGGATTAGCCTCTGCGGCGGCGTCTGCGGCTTCTTCTGCGGCGGTAGTTGCAACTAATGCCGCTTCTTTTGCTTTTTCTCCAGCAACTACAGCCGCCGCTCGAGCCGCTACAGCCGCTTCCGTTGCCGCCGTCTTAGCAAACTCGCCTTGCACAGTTGCCGCGAGTTGTTCCGCCTCACTCGCCGTGACTTCAGCCGCAATTGCCGCTTCCGTTGCGGTTGTGGACGCTAATTTAGCGGCATTTGCGGTTTCTAAGGCTACATTTTGAACAAATATATTTTTAACAATATCTAAAAGTCCCGACGCATATTTGCTTATTACGCCAGTTCCTTTTGTAAAACTTGCAAACATTGAGCTCATGGCGCCACTCGTAACGAATGCCGCCGCTCCTAAGGCACCCGTTGCGACCGCCGCAATTTCCATTGCTGTTTTATTATCAGAAATAAAAGAAGTTACACTTTGAATTGCACTAATCGCCGAATCTAATGCCGGAGTTAATTCGTCCCCTACGGCTGAAACAATCGGAGCGAATAAATCAAATAATGCAATGCCTATTTTCTTTTTTGTTTCTTCAAATTTCATTGTCATTTTTTGCATAGCACCAACTGGCGTATCTACCGCCGCCGCCATACCATTTAAAGTCGGCTCTAATGCTTTTAAAGCGGCATTCGTTAAGTCTGCAGGGTCTTTTATGCCTTTTAAAGCCGTCGCCAATGCAGGGAATTGAGCTTTTAAACGCCCTAAATTAGCCTGCGCTTCGGGATCGCCTAATCCTTTGGCAAAAGTCTTAATAGCCATATTACCGTCAATCATACCATTGGATGCTTTATTAACGGCAATAGCTAATTCGACTAATTTAGTATTTGCGTCGCCAGTCGCGCCTCCAATAGAGGCGGCATAAGATGAATATTTCTTTAATTGAGTGCCACTAATAGCGAATTTATCGCTAAGCATAGCCGCCGCGTCACCTGTATTTTTTAATTGCGCCGTCAAAGCGTCGCCACTCAATCCCGCCTGACTAAATGCCATTGATTGATCTAATGTGAACTGCTCCGCTTGTTTACCAGTGTCAAATAAGTCTTGAAAACTCGTAGTAATACCGCCAATTCCTTGAGTAATCATATTACCGCCAAATACGCCCAACATAGTTCCGGCGGCATTTTCTATTAGTTTGAATGCTTTACTTGTGGATTCAGCAGACGCGTCCATCTTATCCATTGCCTCTTTGGCTTTATTCACCTCTTGTTCTAATCCTTTGTAAGAATCGGTACCTTGCTGTCCACTTTGTTTCATACCTTCTAAACTTTTTTCGCTTTGTCCAATAAAAGCGTTTGCGTCAGCTCCAACTTTTTCATATTCAGTTGCTAAGGATTCCATTTGAGCTTTAACGCCGCCAGTATCTATTTTAGCAAATGCCGCCGCCGATTTGTCGCCAAAATCTTGAATCGCTTGCACCGGAGCGTCATTAAAAGCTGTAGAAAATGCGTCGCCTAATTTATTAACGTCGCCTACTAATGTTCCTGATAATGTTTCGTCTAATTTTGTTAAATCGACGTTATTTAAAGAATCGTTTAACTCTGTACTTATTTGACTTATATCAATTCCTTGAATCGCGCCGCCTATTTTAGTTTCTAAGGCGTTAGCATAATTATCTATTGACGCAATTCCCGTTTGCGGATCGATTGTAAACGTCATATTTGCCATATTTTCGCCTACTTTTGTCGCCTCCGTTTCAAGTTCTTGCATTTGCGAAGCCATACCCGCGATTTGTTCTTGCACTTTTGGCGCGTTTAAATCTATATTCAACTCTAATCCCAAAGATTTAAGCATTGTTTCAATTTCTGCAATAGTATCTTTAATTTTCGAAGGATCTGATTTTAAAGATAACGCCATATCAAGAACAAATTGAAATTCTTTTGCATTGCCAGCCATTTATTTTATCCTTTATTTTAATTCATAAATAAAAAGGCGTTTATTTTTTACGATAAACGCCTTTGAAATTATCTAAAACCGTCGAGTATTGTTTCAATTGTATTTACGGCGTCGCAAAATTTCATATTTCTTATTACATCAAAATTTGCTTCTTTAAAATACATTGCTAAAATTGGAACATACCATATTTTAACCTCGTGTTCCTTTAAACGCCTAATGATTTCATTTTGCCGATAGACGTTTTGGATTTTAAATTTTCTTTCAATAAGTTGCCGTTGCTGGTATTCGTACTCGCTATCGTCAATAGTTGCTCTAATAATGCCTGATTGTAAAGCGCGCTTCCTTTCCCCTGCAAGATCTGACAAATGGCTTGTTTCTTCCCGCACTCGATAAAAAAATGAGTTATACATGCCTCCAAATTCTTATATTCAGAAAATGGTAAATCGGCAATATACTTTTCAGTTTCGCCAATTTTCGCAGGATCCCACTTTGTCGGAACTCCATTGACAACGGGATTTAATAAATAACTCATAGCAATAATTAACCATTCAGCTGAGCGCGATTGCGCCAATTCTCTATAATCCTTAGCATCTTTTTGGGATTGATAATACTTGAACTCTCCAGTTTCCTTAGCGCATTCAGCTTGTATAATTGAAAGCGAATTAAAATCATAGATATATTTAGCGTCTTTGATATCGCCTTTTGGAAAATGAATAGGCGAAAAATAATCTTGGTCTTCTTTCATAAAAAATCCTTATAATATAATTTGAATTGAATTTCTATTGTCTAAATTTACTTCGCCGGGACGTCCCTCATATCCTCTACTTTCTTTTATTTGAGCTGAAATTTTTATATCCCAATAACTTCGTAAATCGGAACTCTTTAATTCTATTGTATAAGAATAATAATCAAGTTCAATATCGGCTCCAGCGTTAGCGTTTAAAACATCGGGTATATCTGGAGCCGCATAATCGACAAAAACTTCAATTCCACTCGTTATTCCGGCGTCGTTTACGGTAATTAAAATATTATTATTAATATCAATTGAATTAATAGTATAAGTTCCAATAGGTATAGCTTGTAAATTATTACTTTGATTAATTGCTATAGAATCGCCAGGATCCCATTTATTAACTCCATAAGGAATTGTCAAAGTTGTACCGGAACGCGTGCAATTACTTATTGTTTTACCATCTGTATAATAATAAGGAGTGTAATTTCCTAATGTTATTATAACTTTTGTCGATGATTTTAATTTATAATTAATAGTATCGATTATAACTTCGCCACTTCTTTTTATAATAGCGTCATTAGAATTTTCAACTAATGCCGGATAATTTTCAAAATTTAATAAATTAGGTATATCAAATAAAGGATGGTTGTAAGGCACTATAAATTCCGAATCAAAGGTATAACCTAAAATTCGAGCGCGTCCTTTACTATCCGTTTTAGTTCTTGGCGTCAAGGAATATTGACTATTAGATTCAAATCTAAAAATAGATATATATTCGTCTCCATTAATAAAAGTCAAAGTTCTAATAGGCATTTTAGTTACTTTATTAACTATATTACTATAAATTATATTTCCCATTGTCGTCTCTTAATATTGGTTGTTCTTCTTTTAAATCTAATGCAAATTCAGGATAAATAATTAAATCATCTAAGAACGTCAAAGGCTCCGTCGCCGCTGTTTTTGTCACCCGTCTAAAATCGCTCCATATCCCATTTTCTTTTATAGAAATATAATTATAGTTAGCAGTCCAAAAGTTTCGTAAAAAATCTATTCCATAAGTCCCTAAATTTCCACGTTCAATAACGTCTCCATTCGAATTGTAAACAAAATCATCTGCGATTTCGTCTGAACCAATAGTCATCGAATAATTTCTGTAAACATTCGTAATATGATTCGCTCTACGCCCAGCTAATGTTTTGATTTCTATTCCGGTTGTTTCAATTATTTTTCCTAAAAATTTTATAGGATCAAAAAACATTACTCCGCCTGCCTGACTAAAAGTTGGCGTGAAAGAAAATGTTAAATCATCTAATGCTTTTGAACTCCAAATTAAACCGATTGTAGCGTTGTCTAAATTCACATTGGCTCCACATAATAAAATTTTGGATTAACGGTAAATTTTTTAACGTCTAAAAAAATAGAAGCAGGCGAATCGGCTTTTCCTAAAATTACAAATAGGTTTTCATTATCATTTGCGTCCGTATTTTGTGGCGTCGTTCCGATATTAATACTTGTTTGTGAAATACCGGTATTTCTTGCATAAACTATGCCGTCCGCATTTAAACTAAGCGAGTCGATATTCGCACTACCATCAAAAACAACGCGCTTAAAATCATTTATAACTCCATTTTCTAAAATTATACCGATTCTTTTCTTTTTATTAGCAGAAATACAAACAAGTTTTTTAACTGTACCGTCATTTTCCAACATAACAACATCGCCAGCGTTTAAATCATCGGAAAGCTTATAATATTCGCCTGTAATATCATTAGTTATTGGAACAATCGGACGTAAAGCGTTCGCTTGTGGCTCGCCGCTCCATTCCCCATAAGCAAACCGACTAACACTTTGTAATTTAATAGTCGTTTGAAATTCTTTAATTTTTCTTTCAATTCCGACCACTACTAATGTTTCTGTAGAGGTTCCATTTACAAAATTTCCATTTGAATAAATCTTTGAGGGCTTGTTTATCGTTACTATAGAGCCTAATGTTAAATTTTTCCAACTTGAATTATCGTTTAATTTAAAACCATTAAAATTTGGAATAGTAATATCGCGTTCCGATTTATAGAATTGGACGTCGGTGCCGGAAATACTATTAACGTAATTTGATAATGAATTAAAAACTGTTGGAATACTATCTACATTCGTATAAATTCTCGACGCATAAGCAAAACATTTTTCGCCAGTTGGCGGCGGCGCTAATACGGGCTGATCATTTAATAAATCGCTTTTATAACTTATAAAAAATGCAGTAGTTGGCAATTCCATTAATTTATCATTGATTTTATCAGAACAATAAGCAAAAGTACGGTCGGCTTTTACATCTAAATATATAATCATTCCATTTGGAGTAGGCATATTTTCGCCAAAAATATTTGTATAAGTCAAAGGAATAAAAGGAACCTCCTCTGTATTCGCGTTTATATTCTCACCGTCTTTTAAACGTCCTAATACTGGCGAAGTACTTATACTCAATATTTGCGATTCGACACTTTTTTTATCTTTTAAATTTGTTCTATAATCAGTGGCTTTATTCAAACGGTCGGAATTAAAAAATTTTAAACTTGGCACGCCTAAACATAGATAATCAAAATCATTGTCATTTGGCACGTCCCCAACATTAGAACTATCAGACGTAAATAACGTCCCCTGACCATAAAATTGACTGGCTGTAGTGCTTACCGTACTTGCAACGTCAATTCCACTATCAGTTGCATCTTGAATAAATATTTCAGACGCATTCAATTGAGAGCGTGAAACAAATTCTAAATAAATAGTATAAATTCCATTCTCGACAATTTGCGTACTTTTAATATAACAACCAAATGCTTTTGCAATTGAAAATAAAATTTCCGAAACACTACCTAAATTTAAAATACAAAATTTATTTGACGCCGGATCATTAATTGGCTTGTTTTCATTATCAGTCCAATTATTTAAAGATTCTTTGTAATCCGGAGTAAGCCAGTCCCTATGCATATAAACAGAACTTTTTTTAGTATCTAAATTTTCAGTTTCTGTTTTAATAATTCCAATATTTATTAATGATTGTGTTAATTCAATAGTATTATAAAGTATAGGAAAATCATTATATCCAGAAATTTCATAATAACCACCAATAAATGGAGCCGTCGAAAAATTAAAGAAACTATCAGAAAGTTTAAAATTTAAAACAGTATTGTATTTTGCATTTACAATTTCAGTAGAATAATCTAACATTTTTTGTAAAATATCAAAAAGGTTAGCCATTGGATAAAAGTTAATCCAATGATTAGCTGTTTTCATGTGTTGTCTTACCGCATAAATTGCATTAGCGTCCGTCCAAAGTCCGTCGGTACCTTTGAATCTATCATAAATATTAAGAATTTTACCGCCGTCCTTATCGACAATTTTTTCCGTACATTTACAATCGTCAAGTAAAGATATATCAATTGATAATGCCGAAAAACTAAACTCGACTAATGCCTCTGTATCTGGCGAATATTCCAAACGTGGATTAACAGTATTAGGTTTTAACCACGCAACTTCTTTTCCTTTTATCTTATCGCTAATCTTGCCAATAAATTCAAAATTTTCTAATAAAGTTAAATTTGCGTCCGATTCATTTATAATAAAAAATGCAAAATATCTTGCAACGTTAATATCGCCTGATCCTAAAACAAATGCTAAGCAATTTTTATCATTTTCCGTTTCGCAATTGTAAGAATTTATAGAAAAATCTAATTCGTCTACAGCAAATTTATTATCATCAGTGTTTAAGTCTTTTTTAGAACTGTCAAATTCAATTATAGATGTGCTTATAAAAGAAGTTAATTCGTCATTCTTTTTAAATAAGTCAGCATAATTGTCGGAAATAGCAATTCTAAAAGTTGTTAAATCGTGATCGGCGTCTAAAATAGATTGTTCTTGAATGAAAATCATAATATCCTTAAAAGAAAATAAAGCGGAGCCGAAGCCCCGCATAAAATTAAGCGGCGGGTACTATTACAACTTTTCCAGCGGCAATAGAAGTAATTTGTGCGTCTGTTAATGTTGGAAAAGGAGGACTTACTTTTACGTCTGTACTCACATTGCTAACAGTTATAAATGTACCGGTGGCTCTTATACCGTCGCCAACTGGAATTGCTTTTATCGCTGTAGAAAATTCATCTGTAAATTCAGAACTTAAAGCGGCAGAATCAAAAGTAATCGCTGTAACTGCATTTGCATTAGCCTGCGTTCTATCATAATCGCTTGCACGTTTACCTAACATAAAAACCCAACCGTCGGGCTTTCCAAGTCCTTTTGAACTATAGGAAAAGCCATTAGGGAATGCTAAAAGAAACATTGTAAGTTCGGAATCATCAATAACATTTTCAAAAGTTGCGAAATTTGTTGAATCCAAATCGCAACCTGCCGCAGTTAAAATAACTTCGCCTAATCCTGTACCACCCGAAGTCGTTGAACTTGACGAATACTTTCCACCATTAGTACCATCGTATTGATAAGTTTCTTTTGGAAATACTATAGAAGCATTATCAGACAATGCTATTTCGAGCGTACTTGAAGACGAACTCGAACTCGACGCCGCTCTAATTATTTTATATTGAATACTTTGCATTGTGTCGAAAAGCATTCTAAATAATGGAGGTGTAGGTTTTGGATGCGCGCCACTTGTATCAGGGTCTGCGCCTGCAATAGTCACCGTATTAGGAGTCCCAACGGTTGTTACTATTCCTAAGCAATAAGCGACTGGCACGCCCTCAAGTAATATTGATTTTTTGAAATCGGAGGTTAATCCCATTTTATAAATCCTTGTTAGTAAGTGAATTAATTATTTCAATTTTTTGTTCGGCTGTAATTAGACCCTTAGCCACCATTTTATCTAAGTACGCTTCGTTAATTTTGCCATTTTGGAATTGTATCTTTAAATATTCCACCATTTTATACCTGCAATAATAGTGTATTTAAAACATCATCTCGAATACTAAGTTGCTCATCATAATAATCTTTCAGTTCTTGATTAGTCGCCGTACCACTGTTTATTCTTAACAATAGTTCAGATTTTTCTTTTTGAATTATTGCTAATTCTCTTTTTTCAAGAACGGTAATTACTTCGGAACTTTCCGTATCTTTCCAAACTTCATTTTCTAAGAGTGGAATATAATATTCTGAATTAGGATTTGAATGTAAGGAAATATCGCTGACTACATCGCTACCAATATCATTTGTAACTGTATTATATTTTACAAACATTAAATTACCTCCATATAAATTGCGCCGTCGGCTCTAATAACTAAATGATAAGCATTTGCTAATCTTTGACGTGAATAAGGGATTACTGTATAAATTCCAAAAGTTGAATAAGTGTTCGCTGAAATTACAGCTCCGAGTTGAAAATTAGCTCTTATAAACCTATGTACCGTGTTTAAATCGTTTTTACGATAAAAAATAGAACCTGTACTTATTGACGCTAAAGAGTTATAACCTAAAAATAAAATATCGCTATTAGTAGAGTTGTTGGCTAAATAATAAGCGACTGTTGTTAAGAAAGCTGAAAAACTGTTTGTACTGTAATCAAATTTTATTACAGTTGTAGTGGCAATATAAATATTATTATTTGAATCAATTATAGAGTTTAAAATATTAGTCGAAGTACTATCGTAAACCGTCCAAGTTCCGCTAACTTTTTTAGCGATAGCGACTTTAGAGCTCGTTGCGCTTTGATTATTTAAAAATGCTATAATAGGATCGTTTGTGCTTGTATAAAATAATTGCGGAGCCGCCGTCGATGTAACCGTTGCCGCTCTTACTGGCGTACTTCCGATAATTTCAGGCGTTCCCCAAGTTCCCGTCGTTCCCGCGCTCCGTTCTACATACATTAATTGAGAATAAGTAGTGGACGCGCTATGCTTTTGAAAAAAAGCAACTCCAAAACGATTATCGGAACTGACATTTAAGGAAATTGTTGTTTCAGGAATGTAAGATTGATTATCGCATATATTAAAAGTGACTGTTGGCGCATAGTTGTTTGAGGCATTAAAAAAGAACGAATACAATAAAAAATTTAATGTACTATTTGCGACTATTAAAATATTGCCATTTGTATCCATACAAATTTTGGGATTTGAAATACCGTAAGCATCATTTTCATAAGTGCAAACTTCTGCAAATATATTCCAATCTTTAGTTTTATATATTTTAAATCTTTTCACTGTACTACCTACATAACCACTCGTTTGACTCAAAATCATTGTTACTAAATACCAATATCCATCGGTATGGTACCAAATCCATTCTAAAGCAGGATAATTAATTTGGTTAAAATACCAATCCCCACCAAGATTATTCGATAATAATATTTTAGTTGAGAGTGAATTGGAGTCGTCTATAATCTTATTATAATTGCCGACAATATCCAAAGTTGGACGTTGCGTTAAGGATACTTCGTTATTTTGGATAGTTAAAGAAGAACCGCCACCCGCGTCAAATTCTTGAATATTATTATCGCTATTTATGCCTAATGCTTTCATTAAATTAAGCTCTTATTATTGGATCGCCAGCTTCAAAAAGTAATTCAGTTGCGGAACTTGCAACGCCTACGGTTTGTAAAATATGACCGGTCGCTGATGGAGCAGACGCCAAAACTAAAACGCCGCCTGCGGTTGTATCGCTTAAAACATAAGTCGCGCCGATTGTTAATCCGGTCAAACCATTAATAGTACCGTCTAAATAAATAGTCGCCGTCTGACCGCTCGTCACTGCTGATTTAACAAATCCAATTGCTTTCTTAGCAACGCCACCACTCGCGTCTGCTTTACGAACGCCTAAAACGCTCGTATTATTCCAAATGTTTACAATATCGCCTGCGCTAAGATTTTCACTTGCTACGGCTGTTTTTGTATCGGCTCCGATACCGTCCGGCAATAAAGTCAAATCAATATGACCGGTGCCGTCTGTACCAAAAAGTTTGCCGGCGTCCGTTGCGCCCGCACTCGTCGTTATCGGAGTAAGTTCCGCAACGTTATTTGTCGAATCAATAACTAATATTTTCTGCATTTCAATTTCTCTTTATAGGTATTTGTAATTTTATAAATAAATTTTCTGAATCAATTGCGAATCCAATTATTTGAGTAAAATTATTGTCGCCGCCTAAATAAATTTCACCGTTAGTATTTAAAAGATAATTAGCATTTTGAATCAATCCCCAATTAGGATTATTAATTTTACCAAATGTTCTTATATTTACAGTATCGTTTATTGTCGCCGCGTTTAAACTCATTCCAATAACTTTATTTAAACAATCGGTATTATTTGCGTCAGCATAAAAAGCTTTTCCATCTTTAATGTAAATCATTCTATTGCCGCTTATATTTTCGCCTGCTATTAATTGAGCATTGTCATTGCCAGACGAACCTGTAGTTGTGTAAATATTACCATTAATATTAATTTCAATATTCGGCGGCTTTATAATATCGACTTCTATATTATCCATTCCACCACCTCGACGTTGTTATTTGAAATTTGTCGCGCGGTAAGGTCATAGGCTCATTATTCAATCCAATTAAATTTATTTCCAAATAATAATCAGCAGGTTTTATTGTTAGTTCTTGTGGCGTTAATTGAATTTTTACAGAACCTAATTCAGGATTCGGATAATCAATAAAAGTTTTAGAAATTATAGGATTCGTTCCATTCGGCGAATCAAATAAATCTAATCTTAATGAAGTACCCGTCAAATCCATAGGCGAATCGTTTATTTTAAAATTTAGATTCGTTTCAAAACCATTTCCGCAAGGTATTGATATTAATTCGTTTTGCATTTTATTATTCTAAAATTTGTAAATTAGCGTCCATTATATAATTATCGTATAATGAACTAACTAAATTAGTATTTGCTAAATTTCCAAAAGTACTATAATCATATATATTACCGGTAGTAGTTCCTGTCATAATAAAATTTTGAGCTCCTACCATTCTACAATTATCAGTAATTAAATTATAATTGCCTGTTACGTTTGCGCAATAATTAGTAGTTTTAACTCGACATTGAATTAATGACAAATTACCGCCGGTCATTATAATAGGTATATCAGTTCCATTTGCCGGAGCTATAAAAGCATTTTTAATTGTTAATGTACCGGAACTTTCATTTATAGAATTAATATAATTTGATTCAATAACAATTTTATCGCTATTCGTTTGAGAAATACTTGCTATTGAATTTGCTTTTATATTGATATTTGCCGCCGTTTGAAAATTTAGACTATCAATATAATTTGAAATTATATTTAAGTTATTGCCGTAAATTGTCATAGCTCCAAATTTATCAGATTCTAAAACTGAATGATCACATTCTAAACTTGTGCCGCCAATTGAATTAGCTTTTACTTTTACATTTGAAGTACTTTGACCTAAAAGCATACCATCTATAATATTGCCTTCAAAATAAATATTATTTCCGGTAATATTTAAAGATCCGTAACCGTTATTCTCAATATTTAAAAATCCTTTAACAACAACGTTATCAGTTTCTATTGTTAATGTTGTTATTTTAGTTCCACTATGAAAATAAAAATTAATATAAGGGACGTCCATAATTATATCTAAATTATTATTAAAGTCATTTGGAGAGACTTCAATAAGAATAGGAAAATCTATACTCCTATTAAGAGTTTTAGCGTAATTATAGGCTTCTTGAATATAAATAAAAGTATTTGAATCTTCAATACTATTGTCTGTAAATCTTTTTACGTATAAATGATTATGCGCATAAATAGTTTTAACTCCAATATAATCGGCGGATACATGACCAAGATTATTACCGTCGGTATCTTTGGTTGTAAACTTAATTGTGTCAGTGTCTCTGAAATAAGACGATAACTCATTGATTACAACATTTTCAACTTCAACATCAAAACCGTCTATAGTATTGACATTTTGATAACCGGTATGATTCTTTCTATCCAATAGAAAATTTTCATATTGAATATTAACGTTTTCTTTTTCGACTAATCCCAAATCATTAACGTCAATTTGAGTTATATCATCGATATTCGTTTTTACAATTGGAATAATACCGCGTTCAGTTGGACCTATACTGATATTTGGAGTTGGAATGTTCATTTGTGTAATCCAAATCCAATAAGACCTCCAAATAATCCCGCGCCGGTATGACTTAAAATATCTAACCATGTTGGACGTTCAACTTTTACAATTTCAATCTTAGTCGTAATCGTATTAATTTCTTTATAAACTAATGGTTTTGGTAATAATTTAAGATAAAACGAATCCTGTGGAAAAGCATATTTACTTTGAATTGTATCGCCGTTTAAGATAGTGTCTAATGTGGCTACAAAAGGTTTTGTAGTAATGACTTGACCATTATCTATAATAATAGTCGTATCCGATTTATTACTAATATAAATTGGCTTTAAAGTCACCGTCTTTTCAATTGTGTCATAAGTAATTTCTTTTGTTATACTTGGCTTATCGACGTATTGAATAGTTGGCGCAACTGATCCTTTTCCTATAAAAAAAGATATTGCTATTAAAGCCAAAATTAGTAAACCGCCGGCGTAATAAATATGCTTATCCATTTTGATTCCTTTTAAATAAGTTCGTCAAAGTCATCATCATCTAAAATTTCATTAAATTTCCCGGTTATACAAGGACACCATTCATTAGTTAATTTTAAACAAACATTGCAAATTCTAACTTCTTTATTTGCAATCATTTGTTTATCTTTATGAGTTTTTTCCCAATTATAACAAAGTCCGCAACGTTTTTTAATCTGCATTTTCGTAGCTCGAATATGGAGTAATCCAACGTATCCTAAAATGATAATTATAAGGCTCTATACGTCTTGATTTAAAGTAAACGCCGTCGCCTTCGCTTTGATTTTCTTTCTTAATTCCACTTGTATTAGCCTCAATTGTAGAGCCTGAATTACCGTTCCAATTTTCATTTGCAAAACCAAAATGACCTTGATATGAATTGTTCTTTTGCCAAATCAAACCGTCGCCTATTTTGATTGATTTTCTATGATTCAGTACGTCTAAAATTGTAAACGAACTTTTATTTACGTGGCTTCGCGCTAATCCACTTTTCTTTTGTGGATAAATAACTTTTGCCGAATCTAAACAATAATATCCGAACGCTCCACAATACGGTGAGCCTAAGGGCGCGTTTACATTCTTATTCCATTTATCAATCCAATAACCACGATTATTTTTTAGTTCTTTTGTCCCTATAAAACTTCGCGCTATTTTAATATGCAATGGAATATCATTTAAAGTTGAGTCCAATGAACACGGCAAAAGCGCCAAAAAAAGAAATAGAAATAAGAAGCGCGACCGCGATAAGAAATAAAGCATAAGCTACATTCCTATTAGTTATAATTTCTGTAATTGAATCGACTTTGCCCAATAATTTACTTTCTGTAAAACTAAAAATAAAAATTACTATTGCGGAACAAAAAGTTCCTGCGGCGAATGCAATTACTTCGTTAAAAATATACTCTCCAATTAAATACAAACCTAATGAAATTCCCAATAGAGTTAATACCCACTTGAATTCCATAAAAGGTTTGAAAGTATTCGTCGCCAAATTTTCTGCGTCCGTTATTAATTTCGCTTTATTAGATTTTGAAACGAAATAATAAATTGCAAAACAAACTATTACTAATAAAACTACATAAGTCCAAAAACTTGTAAACATATTAAATCCTTTGTTTGTTATGATTAGGGCACTGACCAAATTGATCGGATATTTTCTTTAAATTTGATTCGTTCAAATCGCTTATCGTCTTAGTTATATTCAATAAAAAAGTTGTCAATGTACTATTTAACTGCGCATTGCTATTACTTATTAAATCCCTAACCTCTTGAACGGCTTTTTTTATTTCTGAAATATTCACGTCTCTAATTTCAAGTTGTTCTTGTAAATATTCACGTTCACTTTCAAACTTTTCTTTGAATCGTTTAGTTAATTCTTCTTTGTCAGATTCTAAACTATTTAACCATTCGCTATGTTTTAGAACATCGTTTTGCAACGCTTTAAATTCGTTCCTATTAGTCTGCTTCTTAGTCAATTCATAGGTAATCCAAACTGCTAATAGAACTGATATAACGCCAATGACTGCGGCAATTAAAGTAGGTAAGGCTCCACTCCACGCGTTATGATTTAAGTTTGTTGCAATAATATTTAAAGAATCTATTTGCAATTTGAAACTCCTTATTCGCCAGCATTATAGTAAGTAGTTGTTTGGAAATTTAAAACATAATGCCATTCCCCATCGTATTCACCTGTGAACATATCATTTTGAATTATCCACGGTTTGACGCATTTATAACCTTTTATTCGAGAAACGATTTGTCTAATTTTTGAAAGCATTCTTAAGGCTCCATTACTATTCCTTTGCGAATATGTAATTAAATATATCATTAACATTGGATACCTTTCTTGACTTCGCATTCCCGCAGTGCTACCACCTGCGTCTGTGTAATTCGAGCCGTTATATCTTACAAAGATTGACGAACCATTATTATAATTTATCGGCGTCTCTACATCATCTGGAAATAATGAAACGGTAGCCTCCGTAATTCCTTCGAATAAATTTGAAACGATTTGAATTTCCCAAACTTCTTCAATAGATATTTTTTCAATTATAATATCTTTACTTGCTTTTGTTTTTAACGCTTTACAAGAAATAATGAAATTAGTATTATCTATAATTTGTAAGATTACAGCGAATCCTAAACTTATATTATCGCTTATAAATTTCATACCTACATCTAAATTAGAAGTATCCGCGCAACTAATTTGCGCGGAATCCTTTGTAAAATTATAGGTCATTGTATTAGCCATTAATATAAATCCATTAGACTTTTAGGAAACTCCGGCGTTCGTTCATTATGTAAATAAAATGATTTACCAATTTGTGGCGCTTCGTCTCCGATACCTTCATCTAAAATAATAACGCCGCGCTGTATATCTTTTAGTTGCGAAATAGCATTCGTATATAAATTCTCAAAATCCTTATCCTTATTGCGTCTTTGGAGCAATGAAAACTTTGCTAAGTTCACACATATAAGTTTGACTACTTCATGTTCACGCTTTAAAGGTAAGGTATATTTTGAACGAATATAAGAATCAATGATAGAACTTGCAGATGAAATACAACCATCAACTACGGCTCTATCTATTTCACGCCCTCCATTGTCGCCGCTTAGTTCAGCGATACGGCTCGTTGGCATGCCAAAATTTACTATGTCATCTAATGTGCAATACATATTAATTCAACGCTAATTTGACTAAAATAATATCGCCGTCGCCAGTTGCCGCCTCCATTGCAGTACCATAGGCAACATCTGTAGTTCCTTTTGTAATTGCTTTACCGCTTGTACCGACTGTAATTTGCGCTTTATTAGCAATTGCCGCGCCAGCCATTACGTGAACAATACCGTCAAGGATTACAGAGACTTCATCGCCAGCCGCACACGGCAAACCATACATATTAACTTCTTTCGTCACACCTAAAATTGATAAGGCTCCTGTAGCGGCATAATTAACTGTGCCGTCTGTTTCCGGCGTGCCAATAAGTCGAGCATTTTCTAAAACTCCAGCCGCTAAGTAAGTGGTTGTTAAACCTTCAACTGTGCATCTCATATATTTTCTCGTTTAATTTTTTAAATTATTTTGTTTCTTTTCTTGAATCTTACTATCAGTCGGTTCGTCTGAAATAAATTCAATATCGCCATCCGCTAAAAGATACTTTGCATTTTCTTTTTCAAGTGAAATTTTAGAGCCAACTCCAAATAAAGCTATATTGCCATTTTCAAATTTGGTTAAATTTCCTTTTAAAACTTTATATATTGCCATTTTCATTCTCGTTTAATTTAAAAAATAAGTCTCGCAAAATTTAACGCAACAATAATTAAATTTGTCTTGCTTTAAAATATAATGCGAGACTTAATTTAATTAAAATTTTGTAGGATCAATAGGGTTCTTTAAATAAAATCCCGCGTCCTTACCTACGATTTTAATATCGTAATTGTCTGTTGCTCTATAACAATCGACCTTACCATCCTTAGTAAATTCGTCTGCATAAGGATTGCCTTTCAATTGCAAAGTATAACCAAAAGCAGGCTCATAAGGAGTTGAATTTAATGCCTGAGCAGGTTTGATATAACCAGCCCAAATACCGTTGCCCCAAATTGGTTTAAAAGAACCATCGGTATTTAAAGTATTTGCATTCGCAATCAAAATTCTATCTACGCCTAATAATTGAGCTAAGAAATCAGTAGTTAAAAGAGGTGTCGTTCCTAATGCGAAGTATTTTTTTATCGACGCCTGACTTCTTAAGAATCTATAAACGCCAGCCGGTATAACATATGTATTTGGATATTCGCCAATTTGCGAACGAACTTTTTCATTCACATTTTCATACAAATATTTTATAACATCTGTATCGTCAATATCTAAATATGTTCCAGCCGTTAATGTAGCTTTGTTTGTATCGTCATAACTATCCAAATTAAAAAGCAAATTAGCCATTTGCGCTTCGCGTCCTAATGCTATTGCTCTCGTAGCCGATTCAATTGATGCTTTCTTTCTGTCAAAACTTGCGTGATCTCTTTCTAAGTAATCTAATTCAACGACCGCATCATACTCTCTACATTGATAAGTAGTAGTCTGAACATCGCCTTCGCCGATAACATTAGATTTTGCTCTCAATGCGCGTCTTGTATCGTAAAGCGTCATATCATTTTTACCAAACAAAGGAATCTGAGCGCTAAGTAAATCGACGCTTACTATTGGAAAAATCTCTGTACCAATTAACTGACCATTATGATAACCACGTGCGAGTGTGGTTAAGAGTGGACTTATCTTTATATCTGGATAACCAGTGCTTACAGCCATTTTACACCCTATTGTTTTTTATAAATTAATTGTTTATTTGCCGATTTTTGCATAGGCGTCTTTTAAACTCAATTCCTGACCTTTTGATTTAGCCTCCGCCATTAAATTTATTGCTTCAAAATATTCAGGTTCGTCTGCTATCGTCATATATTTTTCATTGTATTGCAATGGCAAATCAAAACCCGCTGGAGTTGTTTCTGACTGCATACCTTTTTTTGCTAATTCACTAAATTCAACTGCTTTTGGGAATGAATTGATAAGGCGTTTAATAGCGTCTTTTCCGGAACCTTTTTTACCTTTTTCACTAAACTGCATTTCTTTAACTGGATGTACGGCATTGAAGGCATCTTCAATAAATGGAATTTGCGCAGGCGTAATTTTGCCTAATACTTTTTGCTCTGAAAAATAGATATTATTATCAGCAATTTCTTTTTGAATTTTCAAAGTTGCAATTTCTTTTTGCATTTCTGCAAATTGCGTTTGCATTGGTTCGGAAAGAGTTGCGGTATTAGTGGCGGCTGTGGCTGGCTTAGTGGCGTCTTCTGCTTTTTCTTGATCGGCAGTTTCAGTTTCCCAGTATTTAGGATCTGCGGATAAGGCTGTCATTAACGAACCTACGCCGGCGGCTATTTCTGCGGAAAATTGCTCATTAACTTTTGCAAGTAAATCAGTTTGGAACTGATTGAATAAATCTTCGGACATTTCTTTTACGTCCATTTTATCCTCTGCGAATGGTTTATTTAAAATATTTGGTTTTGTCATATTCGCAATAACTTTTAGTAATTGCGGTTTTGAAAGCATATCGGCGCCAACTGAAAGTACGGGAGCCGAAACGCCGTCTTCATAAATTAAAACGCCTTTCAATTCTTTCTTAGAATTGTTGGCATAAGAACTAATTGCGTTATGTTTACCGTCTTTGGAAAACTTATTTAAGACTTCGCTATACGCCCAGTCATAACCTTGCATACTTATCTTATTTCCAATAGCGGCATTAATAAGTTTTGCCTCAATAATATTTTGTTCTTTCTCGCTATAAACTTCTTTGTTTGCTTTTTTGCTCCATGAACCTAAGGAACCTTTAATAGTTTTTGCCGTTAAAGGGAATTTATAATGAACTGGGTCGGCAAAGTCTGCGTCATTTAAATCAGCATACTCCGTCGGCTTTACATTTTGCATATCTTTTTGCGGCTTTATTCCAAAATAATACGAACGCTTGTTTTGGTCTTCTATGTATTGAGTATCGACAATTGGAATTACTTTTTCAATTGGATTCAAAGCGTCTGAATAAATAGTAAAAGAACGTCCCTTATCATTGAAAGCCATCGGCTCCAAACCTTTTACTGCGGGTGGCTGTCCGCCCAAAGCCGCGACGTGTCTTAAAAGTCCGTTGCCATAAAATGCCGCTGACTTCATTTTGTACGCGCCGTCTTTTACAAGTTCTCTAAACTTTTCCGGTATATCTTTAATGTAAGCAATAAGTTTGTCGCCCTCTACGCCTAATTTTTCAACCCACCCCATAGCAGGCGCGGCGGCGTCATTTACTTCGCCGGCATCTTTAACTTCTTGTTCTTCAGGGTGACCTAAAACAATTGGCGCATAATGCCTTTCTTCTTCAGGTTGGTTATTATACATATCAGCGCGACGTTGCAACTCCGCTTGATCAAAGGTCATAGTAGTACCGTTCGCGTCCGTATGCGTCCCGGTCTTAAATATTTCCTCTTTATGTAGCGGCATATCATTTGGCATACTCGCCTCTAACTTTATTTTAAATTTGTTTACTTATTTTTTGCAAATATACACAATAAATTTGTAATTTCCAAAAATATTTCGTATATTTGTACATTAAAAATAGCATACGATATTTTTGATGTACTATTTTAGATATTTTTGATAAATTTATGAGCAAAAAATTATTACATTCTTTAGATGGATATTTCTCAAAATTTATCAGACAGCGCGATTTAGTTAATGGTATTGCGACTTGTTTCACGTGCGGTAAAAAAGATAGTTGGCAAAATATGGATTGTGGTCATTTCATTCCACGCGGTTATATTTATACACGTTTTAACGAAATAAATTGTCAAGTCCAATGTAAAGAATGTAATCAATTTAAGAATGGAAATTTAGAAGTCTTTGAAATGGAACTTACTGAAAAATATGGAATAGAAAAAGTAAATGAACTTAAAGATTCTAAATTTAAAATAAGAAAGTATCGCGACTTTGAACTAAAATCGTTAATTGAATATTACAAATAAGATTTGGAACTGTTAAAATTTATCCGTATTTTTGTAAAGAAATAAAAACATACGGGCGGTATGAAAAAATTTAATAAGAGTTTGCTTTAATCTTAAATTTTCCGCCCGATTATTTAATGATTATCTATTAAGCAAACTCTTTTTTTATTTTAGGGATTTAGAGACTCTTTCACCTGCCGAACGCTAATAGACGTAGAGCAAACGAAACGTAACAACTGATAGCTCTAATTAGAACGAGTGCAACGTCTAACAACTTGACGACACAACAAATGCCATATATTCTCTAAAGGAATAGACGTAAACTTAATTAGGTAAGGCGAAGGCGGCGCGAACATCAGAACTGGATTAGTATGTAATTCATATAGAATGAAGACTAAGAAAACAAAATATTAATTTAATCATTTGGAACAAATTCAAAGATTATAAGAATATGGCGGAAGTAAAAGTTGTGTTTAAAATAAATAGAATTTTAAAAGTTGTACATTTAATTGTGAAATTAAACTCGGTATAACTTTAAATAGAGTAGGGTTTTAAATACTCTACTCTTTTTTTATAATTATAAGGAGTTTGATAATGCCAAAGACTAAAAAAGAACTACGAAAAGAATTGCAGGTTTGTTTAGACGAAAAAGAAAAGTTGGAAAACTTTCTTGAAAATGTTTTGCAATTCAATACTTCGCTAAAAGAAAAGATAGAACAAATGGAATCAGATTTTAATTTCTTAAAGTTTGAATCGGACGGTAAAATTGCTTTACTTATCGAAGTTAATAAAAAATTTCAAAAGGATATTGAGGACTTGAAAAAAGAAAATGAAACTTTAAAAGAAAATATAAGGAATGAATTTAGTGATTAGATTTGCGCCGGAAAATTATCCGACTTCTATAACAATTGAAATATCTGAAAAGGATATTGATTTTAACGAACTCGAAAAAGAAATGCAAAAAATAGACGCTATTTTAAAAGAGTATAATTTAAAAAGAAATAGTAAAGAACTTTTTGAAAAATATTTGAATGACGCCGAATTCCGTAATAAAATTATTAATCAAGATATGATTAAAGAATTAAATGACAAATACGAACGTTTAAGTAATGAATGTTTACGCGATATTCAAGAAATAAATAAAGAAGTAGAGCCTATGGAAACTACAATTCCCGCTCCAAAAGATCCATCTGAATTAATGCAATATAAAGTGGCGTTATCAGAAACACAAAAAAGATATATAATATTAGAAGGTAAGTGTTTACGCTTAGAAGATATGAATCAAAAATTACAATCCGAATGCGAACGCTTAGAAAAGGATTGTAAAACGATGGCGGAAAGTCATAGCGAAATAGTGGAAGAGAACGAATCTTTAAATCAAGAAAAAGAAAGAATATCTAAAATCCTTAATGACGTTAATTTAAGAAGGTTAAATGCTATTTCTGAAAATAACGATTTAAAGAAAGAAAAAGAAGAGTTAGAAAAAGAAAATAAATATTGGAAAAAATTCATTGATGAATTTTATAAAGGCGTCGAAAACCAAAGGGCGCACTTATGAACTTAAAATCTGAAATAGAAAAAGAGTTGGAATATTGTAATGAGAGACTACAATATATAGATAAGTTAATGAACATGGCGTCTATTCTTGATATGGTTAAATCTAATATGAGTAAAGATTATATTAATTTAAAACATTGGAAAATTGATTTACTACGAATGCTAACTGATTTGGAAATACACTCAGAAAAGAATCAAATAGACAATTGCAACGTTGGCGAAATCGGAGACGAATTAAAATAAAGTTTTATATTTTGTGCTGAAACAAAGTAAGCCACGTATAAGGCTTTTAAAGCATACTTTATACGTCGCGCGGTAAATAAGATAAACGGTATATATACCCGAGAGTGTCGATTCACTCACCGCGCGCTAAATATTGGAGTAAATAATGACGCGAGACGAATTAATTCAAACTAAAAGTTATTGGACGGCATTAGTCAGAGAACAACTATACAATCATACCAAAGTGAAAGAATCAATGGTAGAGGATGTTGCTAAACAAGTTGTCGATAATTTTTTTATGTTATGTATTAAAGAACTAATAGAATTAAAAAATGAAACTAAGCAAGATTAAATCTAATCCAAATAATCCAAGACTAATTAAAGACGTTAAGTTTTTAAAGTTAGTAAAGAGTATATTGACTTTTCCTGAAATGCTTACTTTGCGTCCGATTGTCTTAGACGAATCTAATATAATCTTAGGCGGTAATATGCGATTTAAGGCATTAAAACATATCATGCCATTAGATATATCAAAAGAAATAGAATCGTTTGAATTAGAGCCTGAGCGTTCGCAATTTCTTATTAACTATTGGAATGAATTCAAAGTAAATCAAGACGTTCCATTTTTACAAGCAAAAGATTTAACAAAGGAACAAAAGAAAGAATTTATAATTAAAGATAATGTTTCGTTTGGCGAAAATGACTTTGATATATTAGCGAACGAATGGAACGAATCAGACTTGCAAGACTGGGGAATGGAATTGCCGATATTTGATACAGAACTTTTAAATGAAAAAGATTATGAGACAAAAGAACCGGATAAAAAAGATTTATCAGATAGTTTGACAACTGAATTTGTTTTAGAAATTAGATTAGAATCGGAAATTGAACAAGAAAATTTATATAATGAAATGAATAGCAAAGGATATAAATGCCGAATTTTAACATTATAAAAGAAATAAATCCTATAGAAACATTTAGAGTAGCAAGTATAAAAGGTACTTATGATTTACAAACTTGCAATGTTAAAGAAGTATTTACAGGCAATTTAGATATTAACTTTGATTACAATATTGGCGTAATAGTAGGTAATAGTGGCACAGGCAAAAGTACGATAGCAAAAGAATTATTCAAGGATTCTTATTTTAATAAAAATGAATATGTATCTGAATCTATATTAGACGATATGCCTAAAATTAAATCTATTGAAGAAATTTGTCGTATGTTTAATACCGTTGGATTCAGTTCACCTCCAAGTTGGTTAAAACCATATAATGTTTTATCTAATGGCGAAAAGATGAGAGTAGATTTGGCAAATTGTTTATTGCAAGAAAAAGAACTAATTGTATTTGATGAGTTTACAAGCGTTGTCGATAGAAATATTGCACAAATTGGAAGTTTCGCCGTACAAAAAACGATAAGAAGATTAAACAAGAAATTTATAGCCATAAGTTGTCATTATGATATTTTAGAATGGCTCGAACCGGATTGGATTTTTAATACTAATACAATGGAATTTAAAGACGTTAGGGGGTTGCTTCGGCGTCCACAAATCCAATTTGAAATATATGAAAGTACAAACAAAAGCTTTCATTGGAAATTGTTTAGTAAGTATCATTATCTAAGTCATTCTCATAACAATGCGGCGAAAGTATATATACTTTTTATAAATGGTTGTTTAGCAGGTTTCAGCAGTCTAATGACTTTTCCACATCCAATAGCAAAAAATATGATTAAAGAACATCGTACAGTATTATTGCCAGATTATCAAGGTTGCGGATTTGGAGCAAAATTAAGAGACATTATTGCAAATCATATTGTAAACGATGGTAAAAGATATATTACGACAACTTCAAATCCAAGTTTAATAAAATATATGCAAAAATCAAATAATTGGATATGCACTCGCAAAGGTAGAACAATACCAAGTAAAATATCTAAATTATCAGTTAATAAAAGTATAGCAAAAGATAGAATAACTACAAGCTGGGAATATATAAAACTTTGAATTATAAAGACCTATCCAATAATTCGATCGGTTTGATATTTAAAAATAATGATAAGTTCAAACCAAATAGCGATTACTTCTTAATTGACTTTACTCGCAAAAAGTTAATGACTCCAAATAGCATTGTACATTATTATGCGTGGGATAGGGACTTTCATACAATCAATACTAAGATTAAGTATATCAAGCATTTACAGAAATTAAAAGCGAACGGAATTAAAATAGTTTGTCAAACAGATTTTAGCGCGTGGTATTGGGAATATTCTGAAAGAAAGGCGGCAATTAAAAAGAACTTCGAGTATTTAGAAATTGCAAATAAGTTAGGATTTGAATTGATTCTAAACTTTAATAATATATTTGCAGATGACGTAGACAATTGGAAAGAGCAAATAAAAGACGCTAAGACTTGTATATTTGACTTTAACCATAAGGAATCTAAATACGCCGAACTTGAATTTAATGCACTTAGAAAGCTTTTAAGCATTGCTAAGATAAATCTATTCTTAGTCAAAACAAATAAGCGTTCAATCCCAAAAGAATACAATGCGTTCTTTTCTCTATTGCGTGAATCGAATATCCGTATAGAGTTTTTACCAACTGAAATGAGCATATTAGAAATAAGAAAAAAGAAGTACTACAATGAAAATAGCAAATGATATGAAAAATAACATTGAGAAAGTGAAACCTATTGAAATGGATAATGAATTTATATTATTAGAACATAGAATATCCAAAGTAAAAGAGGCTATGCTTATAGGTATGAGCACTCTTGACCTCATAAGACGTTTCAGTGAAAAGGAAATAGAGAGAAACGGTGAAATGGTTCCAAACAAAAACTTCTTAGGAGTGTCGTCTCGTCAAGTTTATAACTATATGACTAAGGCAAAAAAGGAAATAGTACAATCAAGTCTATTTAATAAAGAAGAACAATTAGGCAAAGCAATAAACAGATACGAAGTATTATTCAAAACGGCTATGAGCACTAATAAAGTCAAAGAAGCGATAGACGCTAATAAGGCTTTAACTGCTTTACTTGGATTAACGCCGGAACAAAAACTTGATATTCATTCGACAAACATAAATGGTAATTTAGAAATAAGCAAGGAAAGAATGATTGAACTTAAACCAAAATTCGATGAGCTTATTGCAGAATTATCTAAGTGAGAATTACGATAAGGACTTAATGGCTTTCTTATATAAGTCTTCAAAAGGTAAATATAAGTTTCCCGCTCATATCAAATTGATAATAAACGAATTAGAACAATTAGTTGAGAAAAAGAATCAAAGGATAATCGTTACCTTACCACCACGACATGGTAAGTCAGAGCTAATTTCTAAGTACTTCCCTGCGTGGCACGTAATTAAATATCCTGATAAACGAATATTATTAGCGAGTTATGAAAGTTCATTTGCGACATCTTGGAGTTATAAAGCTCTACAGATTTATAAAGAGTATCGCAATGATTTAGTAATTGAAAAGCAAGATGACTGGCGTAATAAAAGTGGCGGGGGCGTTAATGCCGTAGGAGTTGGCGGTTCGATGACTGGAAAAGGAGCCGACTTGATTATCATTGATGACCCGGTTAAAAATGCAGAAGAGGCTAATTCAACTACGTATCGCAAAAAAGCGATGGACTGGTTTAATTCGACTGCTTATACACGTTTGGAACCGAACGGTAATTTTATAATATTACAGACGCGCTGGCACGAAGACGACTTAGCAGGGCATTTAATTAAAGAAATGGAAGACGGCGGGGAATCTTGGAAAGTTATTAATATACCGGCAATTGCTTATCCGAATGATATATTAGGACGTGAGGAGGGTGAGGCATTATGGAGTGAACGTTTTCCTATTGAACGTTTAGAAGTTATTAAAAAGCAATTAGGCTCTTATTGGTTTAATTCTCTTTATCAGCAAAAACCTACGAGCAATGAAACTGAAATTATTAAACGGCAATATTGGCAATTCTTTGAAGAGGAGCCAACTTTCAATTTTATTTGTCAATCTTGGGACACTGCATTTAAAGATGGAGAATTCAATGATTATTCAGTTGGTTTAACATTTGGACTTGCAAGCAATGGTTTTTATTTAATAGATTCTATTATTTCTAAATTGGAATATCCTGATTTAAAGAATCAAATTCTTTTGGCATCAAGTAAATATAAACCTAATGTAATTCTTATTGAAGACAAGGCGAGCGGACAAAGTTTAGTACAGGATTTAAAACGATCGACGCGTTTACCAATATTGCCAATAAAACCTCAAGGCGATAAGACTACTCGAGTTTATTTAATAACTCCATTATTTGAAGCTAAGAAAGTCTTTATAAGATTAAACGATCCAAATACGGTAAGGATAATAAATGAATGTGCAGAGTTCCCTTTTTCTGCTCATGATGATATTGTGGACGCGATTAGTCAGGCTTTAACTTATTTGAAGTATAAATTGAATAATACGGCTTCAAATAATAATTACATTCCTAAACGTGAAAGTCGAGAGAAATTTAATATTAATGGATTTTAAAATATGAATGAACCGATTGTAAATGAAAAACCTTTAAAGTCGTGGAATCCGCCAAACAAACAAACAGAATTACAAAAAATACTTAATGTAATTGCTACTCGTAAATCTTATACTGGCATTGCGCAACTAATGGCATATTTGCCTAATCCTGATTTAATCTTAGAAAAGATAAATCAAGAAATTGACGTCTATAAACAGCTTAAAACCGATCCTCACATTTCCGCTTGCATTCAATCAAGAAAGTCCGGTATAATGGGTTTACTATGGAGTATCGATAGAGGCACAGAACCAACAGAGCAAAGTGAATTTATCAAAGGAATATTTAAACATTTAGATATTGAAAGCATTATCAATAGCATATTAGACGCGCCGAGTATAGGCTATAAGCCTTTAGAAGTTATGTGGCAATTAAAAGATGATAAGATAATTCCTATTGCCGTTATCGGTAAGCCTGCGGAATGGTTTGTCTTTGATAATGAAAATCTTTTACGCTTTAAAATACGTGGTCAGGTACAGGGTGAGTTGATGCCGGCACGTAAGTTCTTAGTTGCTAAATTTAATCCGACTTATGAAAATCCTTACGGCGAAGGTTTCTTGTCTAAATGCTGGTGGTCTTGGACGTTTAAAAAGGGGGCTATGAAATTTTGGGTTCGCTTTATGGAAAAGTACGGTATGCCGATGCTTATTGGAAAATATGATAGAAATTTAGCAGATGATTCAGCGAAGTCAGAATTATTTGAACAACTCGACGCCGGTATTCAAGATAATGTATCAATAGTTCCAAACGATACCGATATTGCTATGTTGGATACTTCAAAAGCAAGTTCGCCTGCTATTTTCCAAGACTATGCCCATTTTTGTAATAGTGAAATATCTAAGGCTATTTTAAGTCAAACATTGACTACGGAACAAGGTGAGACAGGTTCTTACGCAATGTCTCAAACACATTTAGAAGTACGTCAAGATGTAGTGGATTCTGATAAAAGAATGGTAGAGACGACTTTAAATACTTTTATAAAGTGGATTATAGATTATAACTACACAGGCGTTATTGACTATCCTAAGTTTATTCTTTACAAACCTACAGACGTCGATCAAAATTTGGCAACGCGCGATCGTACACTTTGGGATTCAGGGTGGGTAAAACCTACGCAAAAGTATATAAATAAAGCCTACGAATTTGAAGAAGGCGAAATGATAGTAATTGAAAAAGCAACGGCTAAAGGAGTTTTAGAACCGGACGTTACCGGAATAGCGCCACCAGAAAATCAAGTTATTACTGGTGGTATTCCAACGCCAGTTATACCACAAGAACCATTTGACGAATTAGCTATTCCAAAAATCGAACCGATAAAAGATGATACGAACTTTGATATAAATACATTTTCTTTTAATGAACTTAATAATATTCAAAAGGAAATGTTAAAACCTGCTCAAGATTTAATTGATAGCTCTCAAGATCAAGACGAATTAAGACAAGGATTACCTAAATTATATCCGCATTTAAAAGATGATGGAGTTTCAGATTTTATAATGAAATTATTAATAGCAGGACAGGTTGGCGGTGCAGTAGAAGTTTCTAAAAAATTACAAACTAAATAGGATTTATAATGAAAAGATTTTTTGGATGGAAAGCAGACTTACCAGATCATAGGGATTTAATCTATAAACTTCAAAAAAATTTGACAATCCCTACGAAAATGGATTTACGTTCTAAGTGTCCGCCCGTATATGATCAAGGCGAATTAGGTTCTTGTACTGCAAATGCAATTGCCGGAGCTATTGAGTTCGATCAAATCAAACAAAAGTATTTAAAACCTTTTGTACCGTCAAGACTTTTTATTTATTACAATGAAAGAGTAATTGAGAATACAGTTAAATCAGACTCTGGCGCAGAAATTAGAGACGGCATTAAATCCGTTGTTAATCAAGGCGCGTGCTCTGAAACTACAGTCTCTTATGATATTACTAAATTTGAAATAAAACCGCCTGCAAAAGCCTATACGGAGGCTTCAAAATATCAAGCTGTAAAATATGAAAGACTAACCGATATAAATTCTTATAAGAATTGTTTAGCGGCGGGAAATACTTTTGTATTTGGATTCTCTGTTTACGAATCTTTTGAAAGCGATGCCGTCGCTAAAACGGGTATCGTTCCAATGCCAAAGAAAACAGAAAAGTTATTAGGCGGGCACGCAGTTCAATGCGTAGGATATGATGATACTAAAAAAGCGTTTATCGTTCGCAATTCGTGGGGAGCGAATTGGGGAGACAAAGGCTATTTTTATTTGCCATACTCTTATTTCACGTCAAGTTTAACAGATGATTTTTGGACAATTTATACGATTGAACAAGGCAATTAATGAATAGGTTAGAACTCCTATTTCAAATATCTAAACGACAATCTAATCCGGCGGAATCTGAATTTGCAGATCCGCCGGACTTAGGCGTATCATTAGGTTTAGCTATTAAAGCAAAACCCGACACGGCTATTTCTATGCTTAAAAAGCGTGGTGAGAATATTATTCCTACCGATAAATTTGATAGTATAACAAACGACGCTCATCAAAAAGCGTTTACAGTCGCTAAGGTTATGAAAGCCGACGCACTCCAAAGGATTTATGATTTATTGGAATCCGGTTTGAAAGAAGGAAAAGCCTTCGCCGATATAAAAAATAGTCTATCTGGCGAATTGCCGGAAGGACGCATAAGAACAATCGTACAAACGAATTATCAAACCGCTTATCAAAAAGGACGTTATAACCAACAAAGATTAGCGGCTGAGACTGGCGGACTTATATATTGGCAATGGCTACATATGAACGAAGGTAGGACTCACGAACGACCAGAACACCACGCTTTACATTTAAAAGTGTTTAGATATGATGATCCGTTTTGGACAACGAATTATCCACCGTATAGTGCACAAGGAGTGTTATATAATTGTAATTGCCGTGTAAGAGTTATAAACGAGAAGCAAGCTAAAGCCGCAGGATTTAAAATAGAGACTGGAGAGGAGGCTGGCTACATTCCACAACCTGATGATTATAATGCATTTGCAGATTGGACGCCAGACTTGAGTGGCTATATGGAGGATCTAAAAACGGAGCTAAGTAAGGACTTAAAAGCCGAACCAATTGAAGAAATTCCAGTTAAAGAATTGCCAAAAGATACAACTGAAACTACAGACGAAATTCCTACAGATTTACCAATAGGAATGACCGACAATGAATTTTTGAATATAAAACGAATGCTAACTGATGATAAATTATTAACAGTTGCTTTCTTGGCCTCTTATATGAAAATAAGTAAAGACGAAGCTAAGGAAAAATTAGATTATGTTAAATCTAAATTAGGCATAGAATGACAATAACAGAAGAATTATTTAATAAAATAATAGAAATATCTGATCAAGTTAAAAACTTAGGAAAAGATTTAACTCCAATTTTACCGGCATTAGCAGAAATCTTTGCAAGTTCAATCGATACTAATACCTTAGTTGGCGGGCGTTGGGACGGCGACGTGTCCAATATAGGATTATTCAGCGGCGGCTCCCAAAAATGGGCGCCGCTCGCTGAATCGACTAAGAAAGGTTATTTAAAAAGAGGTATAACAAATTTACAAAGGACGCTTAATAGGAATGCCGGAGGTCTCCAAAGTTCAATTGAAATTTTGCCAATAGGAAAGTCCTCAATTAAATTTGGAATTAAATCCGGTTCGTCTCCAAAAATTTACGCCGCTATTCAAAACTTTGGCGGTACCATTATGATAAAAGAAAAAAAACGAACTTTACGCTTTCGTTATTCCGATACTGGCGCTACTTTATTTGTAAAGAAAAAAGCAAAAGGCAAGGGATTATTTGATCAAGATGTAACAATACCTGCTCATCAAATCAAAATTCCGGCAAGCCCTTATCTTGTTTTACAACAAGAAGACTTAGAACTCGCTTATGAAATTTTAACCGATTACTTGCAAAATAATTTATAAATCTTTTTGATAAGTATTACACTCTATAATTGCGTCATATTGTTTTTCTTCCAATTCATTTAATGGATAAATATCGCAAGCAAATTTGACTATATCCATTCCACACTCTGGAATAACAAATTTACAAGTGTCGCAAAGGTTAATTATTCCTTTCATAACTGTCTCTTATTAAACTATAAATAATTAAACCGTAAATTGCTATTGTTAAGATATAAACGAAAATCATTTTAAACTCCTAATAATTTTTAATAAATTGAGTTGTAAAGTAATTCTTTACAACTCTTTTTTTTTAAATTAAATTTTAATCCCGCAAGGCGTTTTCTCGCCAGTGTCTTTATTGATAAATTGAAGAAATTTAAAAGCGTCCTTAAAATCTACATCGCATAAAAAGTGTAGTTGTATTTCCGCAGTTTCAACATTATAACCTATTATAGTATCTATATTTCCATCTTTATCAATTACCTGTCTCCCAATATTTGGCATAAATTCTTCTAATGTTTGGAACGCGCGATAAGTAGGCTTTGGTATAGGAATTAAATTATTTAATTTACAAGCATATGGATATATGAAATGGTCTCTTTCTCTATTAACTATTATTTCAGTTTTTAGAATTTTGTCAATAGTACCGACAAAACTACATTCATTTAATCTAAATTCTACTTTTATCGGATCCCCAACTTTTAAATCATTATCCTTGACAAACTTTTGCAATTCATATTCTTCTTTCGATATGATTTTTGTAATGGCGAAGTAAGGGATATGCCATAAATAATCTGAATTACAACTTTTTTCAACGTTAATACATTCGAATTCATTGGAATAAAATTTTAGTAATTTACATACATCTTCAAGAGCATCAGCGCAAGGTCTATCAAATCCTTTCTCTCCATATTTCCACGCTTTAAACTCTACATAATCCCCAATACTTAGCTTATTATTTTTTAACCATTCAACTTGTAATTCTGCATATGACGGTTCTTTTATGAGTTCTAAGGCAAAATAAGGAACGAAATAAGTATCGGCATTTCCTGTTATTGAACGAATACCAACACGATCATTAGCTAAAAAAGTAATCAATACATTATTATTAATTTTTATTGGAGTGCCAATTGAATTAAACGTAATTCCTTTTTCACCTTTTTCCCAACTTCTTACAAGTTTCGCTTTATCGCCAACTTTAACTCCATTCTCTTTAATCCACTTAGCCTGCAATTCGGCATAAGTTGGAGTGGGAGTGAGGCGATAAGAATTGTCGCTATAAAACTCCGAATATCCTTTCTTTTCCCAAGCGCCACCGCTCCTATGAAGTTCTACATTCTTATATTCTTTCTTTTCTTCATCCCAGTCAGCTTCTAAAAGGATAAGTCCTAACAACTCGTTTCTTTCTTTGACTGTTAAATTTTCCTTTGCGGATAGCTCCGCGTATCTTTTTGCGTTATACATTTTTAAGCTCCTTATTTATTAAATCTAAAATCAAATCTGAAAGCATAGGCAGTTCATTATCATTTCGACGCTCAATTTCTCTGTCTCTTATAACTTCTAATAAATTTCGCATTTGAGCCAAATTTTCCTTATCTTTATTTTTGCAATCATTAATTATATCTAATCTAAAAATTAGAAGTATGGAGGTAATATTTTCTTTTAAATCTTTTATTATACTATTTTTTAAAGATAAGCCGTAAGAAGCTCTCTTTATAATTTCGTAAATTTCATTGGCGAGTTCTTTTTCTTTTTCAATCATTTTTCTCTCCTAATTTTTCAAAATAAAATTTATCATCGAATGGTTTTATAAATTTTATAACGCCATATTTCAAAGCAACTTTTACTAAAAAGATTTTTAAAACTCTTTCGTGCAATGTTTTTAAAAGTTCTCTGAAAGCCTCTAACGGTTCATTTTGAGGCATATAACGTTCGTATCGTTTGTAAGTATTGCAAGTCTTACAGCTCGGAGTGAGGTTGTTTAAATCGTCTGTACCATTACGGGACTTAGGAATAATGTGTTCGACTTGCATTTCTTTAATTGTTATTTCACAGCCGCAATAAGCGCAATGACCGTTATATTTAGCATATACTATTTCTCGTTTAGCTGGCGTCATTTTTTTTCTTTTCAAAAAGTAATTGAAAATATTTATTTTCGACTATTATACAAGCATTAGGACGTTTATTATTTCCATGACACCCATATCGGCATGTATAATATTGCTCTATATTATCCCAAAAAAGCATTTCACAATCAGAGTTGCACTCTCCAGTACTCTTATAACTAATGGTAGTTACTATTTTACCTTTCATTTTCTAAGTCCTTGATTAAATCATTAATTGAAAATACAATTCCAACGCAATAGAGTTCTCCATTTTCCATAATATTAAAAGTAGCGTGAGGTATATCAGTTTCGTAAATCCAAGAGCAAAGTGGTTCTTGAGGCGCAAAAATGGCTTTTATTCGATTCAGTTTTAATTCCCCAAGTATATCCTCAATTATTCCAATTTCGTCTTCCGTAGGGAATTTACCATTTTTAGTAAATGAAATAGTGCCACCATCAAAACAACCTATTTCGTCATTAATCGCGCCTCTTAATTCGCAAATATCATCTGAATAACCAAAAACAACTACTAAACCGTCTTGTTTAGCTTGTTTTTCTTCTTGAGAAGTAATTTCATTCCCATATTCTCTGCCGTCTAATAAAGCGGCTAATTCTTCTTTATTCATTTTTCTAAGTCCTTAATTTGTTTGATTAATAATTTCTTATTAGCCCCTAAGTCGAACAACGTATCCAAATAAATAACCACAGAATTATTATTTGATTGAATTTTTTCTATTTTTAAAACCACATTCGCCAACTCAATTTTGAGAACATCGATTTTAGATTTGATTTCTGGCGTCATAATTTTGCTCTGTGTTTAATGATAAAAACGTCTTTTTCAAAAAGATAGCAAGCGTCATCTTTACATTTTATTTTTAAAAGTTTGTTATGCGTTCTGTTGCTTTTCGTTTTTCCGCAATAGAAAAAGAATTTGGAATTGCATTTCCATTTTTGGATATGCTTACAATTTCTGCATTTATTTAGGTTCTCTTTTGAAATTTCAAATAATTGATTCATTTTTGCAACTCCAGAAGTGAAATTCCGTATTCAATAATTTTATTTACATAATCCGCACAAGCCGCATTAGCCGCCGCATAAGTCGCATAATAC